GTTATGGTCACATTGATTCTCTGTTTCATTGTTGTTGCTTTGCTCTACTCTGTCACCTTTGTGACACAACCTATCAAGAGCATGGCTCCCATTGATATGGCCTACACCAAGATGCTGAACGACATTGTTCTGCTTATCGTGGGTGGTATCGGTGGTGTTATCGGTAAAAAGGGCGTAGGAACGGCTGTAAACGCCATCCAGAACGCTGTTTCGCCTCCACCCACGCCTACCCCGCCTCCTGTGGCTCAAGCGCCTGTAGCCTCTTGGTCGCCAACAACTCCAGCACCTAACTGGTTGAACTTCAAGAACCCTGATTTAGATGAATCTTGGACACCACCACCACCCCCGACTACGCCTCCAGATCTGTTAGAGCCAGATCACGAGCGTGAGCAATTGGCGATGGCTAGAAAAGAGGTTGGATAATGTTTGGCATACCACTTCCTTGGGTACTGGTTGGTCTTTGTATTACTCTGTTTGGCACTTACCGAGGTGGTTACCACTTTGGTTGGTCAGACAGAGACAAAGAGATGCAGATTGAGATTGCCAGGAAGAACGAGGAATCCCGTCAGACAGAACAGAAACTTAACGAGCAATTAAACACTACTGCCAGTAAACTTTTGGAGGTTAACAATGTTGTCAATCAGAAACAGTCTGCTCTTGATCGTGCTATTAGGGATGGTAGGGTGCGCCTCTCCTCCTCCAGTTGTGTACAAGCCCCCACAAGTGCCCCCATTGCCCCCACAGATACAAAAGCAACCCGTGAACCTGACAGAACGCCTGACGAACCTTCTGATGCCGAAAGAGCAACCCTCCAAGCCATTGCCGAAATAGTGGCCCAAGGGGATCGGAATACTGCTGCACTCAATGCTTGTGTGGATTCTTACAATCAAATGAGAGATTTGTTAAATGGTAACAAGTGAACAACTCAAACAACTGCACATTGGTGAACAATGGGTGGATGCACTTAACGAGACTTTCGTTCGTTTTGACATTATGAATCCGCTTAGAAAAGCCGCTTTTATTGGTCAGGCTAGTCACGAAAGTGGTAACTTTAAGATGCTAGTTGAGAATTTGAATTATCGTGCTGAGACTTTGATGAAGGTGTGGCCTAAAAGATTCCCAACATTAGAGTTTGCCAAACAATATGAGCGTGACCCAAAGAAGATTGCTAACTCTGTTTATGCCAACAGAATGGGTAACAGAGATGAGGCTTCTGGGGATGGGTATCGTTTCCGAGGCAGAGGTCTTTTCCAAACTACAGGCCATGCAGGGTACTTCCACGCAGGAAAAGCACTAGGAGAGGACTTTGTGATGAATCCAGACCTAGTGGCTACTCCAATGTATGCGGCGCTGACGGCGGGCTTTTTCTGGGACACCCACAAGCTAAACCAATATGCTGATTCTCGTGACTACAAGACCATGACTAAAAAAATCAACGGCGGCTTTATAGGTTTGGCAGACAGAGAAAAGCACATTGCCCATGCTCTCTCCGTCCTTACTGCTTAACCTTTCATTCTTCTTACAAAGGTGGCAAAACTCCAAGACGTATCGCCAAAGGCTGTCATCTTCTCAAACTCTTTCGCCACCTCCTCTAAAACAGTATTACGTTGAGAGGGGGATACATACACATCGTAGTGGTATGGCTGACCCTTCTTCATCTCAGCTTCATGCGCAATGCGCTCGATCTCGGCAACAACTTGCTGCTGTGATGGGTTGGTGAACGCAGTTTGCAGCTCTTCAACTGCTGCGGCGATGTCGTACAACTCGTCGTCTTCATCGGTGTGAATCATTTCTTCTCCTTTGGTGGGAATGTTTCAATGCAGGGGCAACCACGCTCCATACACGCGGGGTCAAGGTCGGGGATGTGCCTGTCAACAGCGTCCGCTATTCTCTCGCGCAACATACTGGGGCTTCCGTGAAACAGTATTGCAACACTCATCAACTCTTCAACAAGCGGTTTGGACTGTGAGTATTTCATGTGTTCTTCTCCTTGAGTTTGGCTGCTTTTGGCTCATGCGTACAAGCGTCTTCGTACTCCAGCACGTCTTGCATCTTGTAGCGGATCAATCCACCAATCTTCAGGTATCGACACCCTTGTTTCAGTGATCTGTCGCGCTCCAATGTGGCTTCGCTGATCTTCCAGCGGAATGCAAGTTCCTCTTGCGTCATTAGTTGCTCTGGTGTTGTCATTGGGGCTCCCGATGGACAATTACAGACGCGCCTGTTTCAGGGTCTGTATAGTTGGTTTCCGGTTTGCACCAACAAGGTGATCCATCCGTTATGTGCTGTCGCTGTGGTGGGGTGGTGTAGAGGGGTTGACGACCAATTCCTGTCAATCTATACGCAGTGCCACAATTAAGGTTTTCAAGGTGTTGCCAGAACTCTGGGTAAACCCACGCCACAGGCTCATCCTTCGCTTCTAGTGCTACTGACTGCTTGCCTGCAAGAAACGCAACTTCCATGTTGTATTTTGTAAACTTTGGCAAATCACCAATATCACCATCTCGATATGCTTTGGGCAACCAATCCCAAAACTCAGGACATGGTGAACCGTCTTTCTCATCCTTCGCTTCTAGTGCGGCTTTAATGGCGGTGATGGCTTGTTCAACGCTTTTGAAGTTGCAAGTCAAGTAATCTCCATCGTTGTACGAGTTCACCCATGTAATTGATTTAAACGCCTCCAATGCAAGGCGTAATACTTCGTCTTTAGTCATTTGTTATCTCCTCTTGCTCGGATGGTTTCGCCAATCATTCTTGGTGTCCAACCGAAATGGTCATCACACACCTTTGCACACGCCTCACGCTCATGCTGTGCTACTAGTTCAGCAAAGTGTTCAATGTCCCCGTGCAATGTCAGTCCGTTGTTTTCAATTAATTTAATTACTTCATCACTTGTCATGCTTCTTCTCCTGCGCCATTGCATGCAGTGTCTCTTCAATCAAACCCATGTGATTGCCAGACCATGCGTCCCATGTAGCTGTGCGTGGTTGGTTGATGGTCAGGTCTCCGTTGGGGCTGTGCCGCAGTAGCTCACCCATGTCTTTACAGCTTGCAGTGAACTGCTTGGGCGTCTCTTGATCGGGGCAGATTGTGTATGTGTAAGGTAGTTTTGCCATATCTTTTATCGCGGTGCGTCCTCAAAGTTATCAGGGTTGAACTTGGGTTCTCTCTTGTCCTTGCTCTTATGCTTCGGATTCGGGAATGGTGGGAACGGTGGTGTCATTCTTTTTCTCCTCAAGTTGTTTCTGTTTGGCATCCATACAGTCTTTGCAAATAAATTTGTGTAGCCCTGTGGTTATTCGTAAATACCCACCATAAGGGTTTTTGTCCTTCTGACATTTCCAACACAACTTGAACTTTTTGTTCATGCGTTGTTCATTTCTTTGTTGCGCTTTGAGAGCCTCGATATTGCCCGCAACAATATTTCCAAATCCATAGCCTCTCATACATCCTCCAATGTTGCGTCAATAATTTTTTTAATTCGGCTGTAAGCCTCGGCTTTGGTGTACGGTTCGGTGAGTGTGTTTGCTATACACAATAACGCCTCGTAGTATTCAACACCTTTTAGGGCATGTTGTAGTTTAAATTCGTCCTCGGGGTATGCGAATTCAAGTAGTGCTTTCATTGGCTTTCTCGCTTGGTGACACCCAACCAAATCTTCTCCATGTGGCTTGCACATCCGCACCTGTTGTCCACACATAGCGTGGATCGTTAGCGGGTATGGTGGGCTCGGTGCGCTTAGAGTAAGGCACGGTTGTGGGTGGTGTAGTAGGGTACACAAATTTACGCTGTGTGTTCATGCCGATCTCCTTCTTCAATGTAATACAAACGGTCGTGGACTTTGAATCCAACGCCTGTGATTAAGTTACCCTCGGGTGCTATCCGTAGGATAGACACCGCCTCCATGATCCATCGTTCTACATCCTCTTGCGGGATATTTTTTCTTAGCCGATTATTGTTGATACTTGGCATTGTAAAGTCTACAACATCAAATGTACCATCGTCATTGATAGAAACCCTATAACTATCACCTTTTGTTTCTATCATCTTGATCATTATCTCCATCCATTCATCTCGTACATCTTTGTAGTTCATACGAATACCCAATACATATCGTTACTCACTTTGTAGCCTACATCCATGAGGGCAGTCTTACTACCATCATTGATCTGCAACACGGCAATCTTATCCCTAATGTTCTCTGGAACATCTTGTAGGTTGAACACCACATGTGGCTCAGTCTCACCATCGTAGCGGTACTCGATCCTGTCAGTCTTAGACCACACAAAACATTTGCTTGGCTTGTACTTGTCCATGGTACGCAGTTCTTCACCGCGCTCACGCAGAATCTTGAGGCTCTCACGAAACGCTTGTGTGACTGGCTCGTAACCTGACTGCGCCATGAATTGCAGTTCTTCAAGTATGTAATCTCTACCGATGCGTGAGGCTTCATACAACTTGTTCTGCGCAGGCTCTTTCATACTAGCTACTGCGCGTTCCAAATGTACTTGGGTTTCGTTTATTACCTCGTTGAATATCTTAGGCTTGAGATACTGAAGCGCGTTCTTTACACCATTGGCAAACTTCTTGGTTGTCTTGATGCGATACCCATCGCTGTACGATGCGTACTTCTCATTCATGATGCGACTGGACTCCACAACATACTCTATCTCTCCCTTGTCATTCAACTCAAGACCAATGCGACCGACACGCAGGGTTGGTGACTGTGCGTATGCAACTCCCAAATCCGCAAACACAAGATACTCCAAGCCGTTGTACCGTGCGGGGCGGTGATCAGTATGCACAACCATGTCAGGGCGTTTGTACTTGATCTCGTTATAAAACTTCAAGAGTGTGCCAGTCACGGGGACATCACCAATCCAAAACCCATGGTTATTCTGCTTGGCAGTATCAATAAGCGCAACCAAACGGTCGTAGTCATACTCACCCTTGTACTCGTCTCTGTTAATCATGATTAAGCCCTCCAATAAAATAAATCTAACAACACAACAATCAGACCGAGTAAGAACACTACTCGCTCCACCTTATCAATCAATGTCCAATCATTCCAACTCATTTGATTCTCCTTCCATTTGAATAAAACGGTACGCCTACATCTACTGCCACTTGTTTGAATGGCTTTGTCAGTTGATACAGATACGCACCGCGCAACTTATGCTCAAGTTTTTCACGGTCAGGGTATGTGATCTGAACCGTGTGGTTGCCCCCGTCCCAAGTGTGCTGAAAGTCAGTATGAGTATGGAACAGCGCTTCAACCATGTTCATCCACTTCTCACCATACTCCTCACCATCTTGGCGTACTAACCAATTGGCTTGGTCTAACCTTTCACGCATGTCATGCCTAAAAGACCAAGTTGAGACAAGATTCTCATCCGTAGTTACAAACGGACTCATGATCTCGTAGTAATCTAAGAACGGCTTAAGTTCTTGTCGTACCTTCTTCGCCTTCTCAGTATCAATCAACAACTTGTGTTCAGCCAAGCCACCAATAACTTCAAAGAATCTCTTGCCATTACTTTCGTACGGTACGAATCTCATGTGCTGTCCGTCTTGGAAGTAATACTTCTTCGTCCCATCAGGTTGGTCTGCAACGATGTACTGTTTAGCACCGAACCTTGCAAAGCCAAGACCCGTAGGCAACAACGCTCCAAGTGTGTGCCATGTGACATAGTTGCTCATCCATTGAGGCGTAAACTCAAACCGCCCATCAGGGTACGCCATGAGCAATGGCTTGTACTCTTTGTAGTAACTTGTGACTGTGGTCTTGCCTGTCTTTGGATCGCGTTGATGTTGTGTAGGGTACACCATGGCAAACGCCATACCGTATCTGTCACCATCTTTATGCCACACCTCAAATGTGCGATGACGGTCAGTCAATGGACGATGATCTGTAATGCCATGCTTTACACGCTGACCCATCAACGGCTTAACACTCTCATACTTCTTCTTGGTTGTTTCATAATCATCCATGCGTATGTGATACCCACGGTAGAACGCGAGTGAATATGTTTGGGTTGGTTTTGGAATTGCTTTCATGGTTTTCCTTTCTAAAAAATTAAATGGGAAGGTTTCGTACTGTACGAAACCACCCTCAGAGATACCTGTAACTCAGTCTACATAGATGACTGCGCCAGTAGTAGGCTTGGGCTTGTACCCACCGACAACACACCACAACACGGGGTGCTCCCACTTGCCCCAACTACCAACATAACCATCGGTCAACACTACAACACACTCGGGCTTGATGCCACGATCCTTGATGTACACGGGGATACACGCAGGATCAGTACCACCGCCACCCGCAGGTTTGGTAGAGCTTGTCAACTTATCTTGCCGATCACGGGCATACACCTCATGACCTGCGACCTCTGTGTCCCAATACAACAGATCAACAAGTTCAGGTGAGACATTGGCACAGATAGATTGCACCTCGGTCAGAAACTTATTTAAGTCCTCACCACCGATAGAGCCTGATGTGTCAATGGCAATACAGATACGACCCATACTCTCGGACACAGTAGAGGGCATGTACATATCGTGCTGTAACCATCTACGGTTAACGCGTTGCCATGTGGATATATCCTTACCATCTGCAAGCGATGAGATGAAGTCACGCAACTGTTCACGCCAGTCAACCTTGGGTTCGAGCAATGCACCGATCTCACGGGACAAGTTACCACCCATCTTGCCTGCATGTATTTGACCCTGACGGATTGCTTGGTTCACTTCCTTGATGTGATCCTCAATCTCTTGCTGTGTCATGTCGCCTGTGTCCCAATCATGAGAGTCAAAGCCACCCGCACCTTCGTCACCCTCATCACCACCACTACCCCCACCACCTTGCTTGAGGATATTGAACACTTCCTGTGAGTCCATGCCACGGAACTTCTCATTGAGTAAGCCCATCTTGGGTAATACAACAAACCCATTCGTTGCCTTCTCAATATCTTTGATGATGAGGTTGATCACATAGTCACACGCCATGTTTGCACACTTGGCATGTTCCTCATACAGATGCTTCCACAAGAATGTATGCTGAAACAACTTGTGCAGATTCTCATGCAGGATCACGCCACGCAACTCACCATCGGGCAGAGATTCAACAAACGCTTTGCCGTAGATACAGTCGATGCCATTGGTACAAGCTGTTGGTACATCTTCGTCAACCTTGTACTTGCCTACCATGATGATGGATGCGTACTCCATCGTATGCTTGTGTGCCATTAACTCTACATGGGCACGCTCAATGCGCTTAAGCGCAGATAAAGATTGTGTTGCTGTTACGAACATAATGATTTCCTTTCATGGTTAAAGATGTTGAGGGTTTCGTACTGTACGAAACCCCCCGGGTTACTGCTATTACTTACGAGCAAACAAGTAGTTGTTGTCTGCCGCCCACTTAGCGAACTTGGGATTAGTTGCCGCAACTGTACGCTTGGGACACATATCGGACATGACGCTACGAGCGAACAAGCCTTGTGCTTCCTTAGACATACGGGGTAAGAACTGCATCCAAGCATCCATAGTGTTCTTCTCAATACGCTGTACTGCCTTGGCAATCAACATACAACCCGCAGGGGCAGATGATGGGACAGTCGCTGTATCGGGTGACTTGATGAGATCATCCCAGTTAGTGAGCTGTGTGTCCAACTTCACCATCGTCAAGATGTTGTGCATTGCCTTCTCACCCACAGTACCCTTCAGGGCATGGCACATCACATCATCACCCAAGATCATGGTGCGCTTGATCACATCAGATGCTGTCTCTAAAGATCGTGGTGTAACAAACGCCATACGAATATCACGGGGGTCATTGATGTATGTATTCTGACGCGGATCTTCGTAGTCCTCAAACGATGCCAACATCTCAGGGAACTCTTGCACAGTAGCAATGATGACTGGATGAAAGCCGTTGTTGATGCCGTACTGCATAACTTCTTCAGCACTAGGCTTGGCAACACGAACTTGGATCACACGGTTACGGGCATGTGGTGGCACATTGTCACCGATACCCTCGACCGTCAAGTTGGTAGTCGCAAACAAGACACCCTCCAAGTCCCATATACCCAATGAACGCTCTTGCATTAGTTTCAAGCAAGCATTGAGTACACCGCCCTTGGCTTTGCCGATCTCGTCAAGCATCATCACAACCTTCTTACCCTTGAAGTGCAAGCCGAACTCCTCGTTAGGCACAAAGCGACACACCTCATTGCCGTCAATGTCCTTGATCTTCGGAACCATGAAGTCACCAACATCTTTGGTAGTGATGTCAACATAGCAGAAATAGTGATCCTTAAACTCAGGCTTGTTGCGTAGCATCTTCAGGATAGATGACTTGCCAATACCCATCTCACCCTGTGCCAACACAGTACGCAGGTCACCAACAGCGGCAATTAAGTCAGCGGTTTGGGACAAAGACAAAGATTTATACATAGACATGATTGATTCCTTTCAAAGAATAAAAACAACTAACACAAATAACTAACACACAACAACTTACACAATGAGGGTTTCGTACTGTACGAAACCCCCGACCTAACTCAGAACGCAAACTTATCGAGCATGGCATCGACCTTGTTCTTGGTCTGCTCACGCAACATATCCGATTCACGCAATGACTGTGCATCTACATGACGCATGGTGTCCTCCAACTCCATACGCATGGCTTCCAACTTCAGATCACCGCTGATGTTGAAGTGCTTGAGTAACTGACACAACTCAACAGCGTTATCGACAAGCGAGTCACGGAAAATCTTGCGCTTGCCCTCATCTGTATCTGCAAGACGCTCAGACATGGCAGTCAACACACCATGCAGTCTGTCCCACGCATCACGCATTGCATCATTGAGCCGTGATGACAACACACCCTCGTAATGTGTCTGCATCTCACGCAAGCCTTCCTCACCAATATCTACACGGAAGTCACCCGCCATTGGCAATGGTGTAAACGCATAGCGAAAGCCGAACTTACTGATGATCTGATCACGGTGCGGATAGTCCTCACGATTGAATAGATCACCCAGTTGGAAAGCCGCGGCGGCAACAAGCGTGTCGTACTCATTGAGAAAGTTGTTGACAGATGTTGCGAACTGAGTCTCGAACTCGGACAGTCTTGACTTGTAGTCAATGAACGATGCCATGTTCAGCACACGATCACCGTTGTCACCCCATGGCTGTGTGACTGTGTAGTGCCATGTACGAATCGCGCTTGCAACCTTGTTGATCTCCTCCAACTTGCCCGAGCCTGCCAACAGATTCTTGTTGTAGTTGCCCGCCCGAGTCTTGGTTGACTTGGCTTGGTCAACTTCTTCAGACACACGCTTGTCCAACTTGCGCCCTGTCCATACAGACATAGACAGATTGACGATCAGGGCAGAGCCTGACAACTTAGATACATTTACTTGTTCCATGATATTTCCCTTTCATATTTCATTACATTTCAATATGCTTTCGTACTGTACGAAACTATATCTACTTACACACAATACTACCTAACCAACCCATATTATAACAGATTGATACAACCATGTCAACCTATTACTTGTTAGCAATATGTTGCTTATAGTCTTTGATCAAACGCTCACGATCCTCATCATCTTCAAGAAAATGCTGAACGAATCGTTTTGCCATGTGCAACTCCCGCTTGGCGTCGATCAAGAAACCTGTAACCACAATCGCCCATGCCAATAGCACGAACTCTGTTGCTGTAAATTCAATCATGCTTACCTCCATTAAAGATGTTGCGTAATACCCACCGAGCATCAATGCGACTGGCAAACCATTTGCTCAATCGTTGGCACTCGTACCCTTCACACTCATCCTGCAATAACCCGTACGTCATTCTTTTCCTCCTGTTCTGTCCATTCCATAAAAGCTAACAACTCTTCAAAGTTGTAGCAGAACCTACCCTTCATGTCGTAGAACCGCCATGTGTCACAGTTCGCACACCCTGCTTCGTACGAACGGCATCGCTTGGATTGACTGGCACGCAGAAACTTAAAGCCATGCTCAACCACATACTTAGACTTGGCACGCTTGCGTATGTCTCTCACTTTCATTTGATTTCTCCTTCTTCCAAATACAGCGCTGTGTCGTGCCAAAGTTGTGTGTCCTCGGGTGTCCCATTTATCTCAGCGATAAATGCCTTAGCCTTCGCTTCATCCGTAAACACAGCACCGTGTGGGTGTCCTTCGTAGTACGGGTCGTCACACGGACGGCAAATAATCCAACATTTCATATATCACTCCTTAAATTCTTTTGGTTTGTTTGTGTCAGGGTACGCTTTGCCGCATCAGATGTGACGAACATATACCCGCCCTTGCCATACTCTTGCACCACCGTCCACGACTTGCGCTCTATTCGTGCGGCTTCCTCACCGCAGAACAAGCACAACTTGTAGCCTCGTTGCCACCGTTCAATGTGTATGTCATCACCACACTCACGGCACTCTCTCCAATCAGAATGGAACATCTTGCATCTCCTCATTAACTTTCGTACTGTACGAAATCAAACCAACCGATCCATACATCTGCACAGTCTGCATATCCTCCAAGCACAATGGTATGGTTGGTACGCATGGATGTAACTGCGTCTTGTGCTTAGATGTTGTACGGCTGTACTTGGTGCTGTTCTCGTACCATGTGTCCGACAATGGCTCGTACACAAACAATGGGAAGTTGTAGCGATACGAATACACCACATACCGTTTCACAATATCTGCGCCCACGCCCTGTTCGTACCACTCACTCCAAATGTTCGAACCCTTGAACACTTCTAACTTGCGCACATACTCCCGTGCTTTGCCATTGGCAATGTACTTTGCACTCATGTAATCTCCTTTTCTAAAACTTGTTACTACAAATAATCTCTGCCCTGATTCGCTCATACTTATTTACTTTCGTACGGTACGAAACGATTTGCTTCCCACGATGCCACATTACGTTCCCGCAAGTGGTGCTTGTACAACTCACTACTAACCTTAGTGAATTCATCATGCCCATACTTGCGCATCATTGCCGTTACACAATCCACGGCAAACCGTGAATTAAAAAACGCCACCCTGTCATACACCATCAGGGCGGCAATGAAGTCCGTCAACTCGTAATCTGATTTAGTCATTTGATTAGTCCTTTCTCATACATTTGTTTAAGCATTGATGAATGGATAACTGAGTACCCTAACTTCGCACCTTGCTCGTTCATCCAATGGGCTTCACCCTCCACCGACAGATCAAACTCCCCTTCTCTGTAACAGCAATGGGTTACTGCGGTTGTGTATGTCATGCCTGAGTCAAACCAAAATCCATCAGGTGCAACGCACCCATAGAAGTTGTCGGTCGAGTGCATCCGATTAAATTCTTTCCATGTTTTCATTTCCATTCACCTTTCATTAACTTCTGTTCGTCACGTCTAGCAACTTTCAACGCTTTCGTACGGTACGAATCTGTCTTGACATTATTCTGTCGGTCAGAAGTTGTATCCGTAACAAAGCCACACCACAACATCTTGTCACGATGTTTGTTATTGATTAGCTTGCGCTCCAGTTTGTTCATGATGAAGTCCTTTCAGGTTGTAAATTCGTACACGATGCCCACATCAGCGGTATTTACAGAAAACCGCTTTGCTTGCTTAACTTCGTTGGCGATGCGCTCAAGATAGTCTGGGTACTTTTTGCGTTCGTATTCACCCAAACTCACATCATTGGCAATGATGCGCTCACATTCAGCATCGGTGTATGCAATAACAAGTTGCACACCACCATACTCAGACGATGGAAAGGGTTTCCAATAGTCCACGATGTAAAGGGTCGGAGTTTTCATGATGAAGTCCTTTCGGTTGGTTGATTGAATAGTGGTCATGACGCCACCGCATAGCACACGGTCAAGTGTGCTACACGCTATCGTCTCTGCGGTTACCCGCTGTCGTATTTGGTAGTTCTCTTTGTTTGGTTTGGCGTTACTAACTGCGATAGTGTTTGTCGTTGCCACATCTCCCATTCGTACGGTACGAACGGCTTGGCTTCCTAGTGGTTGTTGGTATGTGTTCGGTCGGTGTTCTAAGGTGTGCTATCGGTTTCCCGTAGACTTATCACCCATGATCAAAGTGTATTGAACATGACTCTCACATACATACTCCACATTAGGGCTGTTGCGTCATTAGCGCAGAGCAACCCACACATTTAGGCAGTATCTACATTAGCTTGCACTTCGCTATCGTTAAGTTGTATTAGGGGTTGACGCACGCCTATCCTAAATTTAAACAACCAACTACACCACAAAATGCCCCGACTGACTACGGGACGCCTATTCACGCATGGAAGGTATCGGGGGTTGATCTGACTTGCGTCTATGTGTCGTGGGCTTCGCAATCCATCCTACACATAACAACCTGTCCACCTGTGAGCTTCTATCATCAAGACAGCGGCGGTTTAATTTACTGCGGTTACCTCAACTTTCGTACAGTACGAAAGCCAAAGATGCGTGCAGAGTGTTTATGCAAATTTTTAAAGAGCGTGTGGTTTACCACCACTTTCGTACAGTACGAAAGCGTCATACGGAAATGTTCCGAATGAGCCTTAATTATACTAGGTTTACGCTACCTTGTCAAGCTGTTACTAGTTAGGAAAAGGGGGTTATGTGGGGTGTTAAATCTATTTAATTCTGCAATATTCTAGAGGGGAGAATAAAGCTAAGTTGTTGATTCGTAAGGCTTTTTTGATGGTTTTTTTTGTTTTATTCTATTATTCTCGGTTTTTGGGGTTATGCGAGCAAATAAGCAAAGAGAGATCGAGAGTGCAAGAATCTATGCAAAAACATCTGTGTGCATACACATGAAGATATGCAAATGTGCAAAATAAAATTGGGGTGTATATATATATTTTTAAAGAATAATAGAATAATAGGGGGGAAAACTCTCGCAAGTGCTTGATTTCATTGGGTTTTATATTATTCCCGTGCAGAGAATATTGCAGAATAATTAGCGAGTAATACGGCATCGTATCAGCTTTACATTTCGTACAGTACGAAAGTTCTAAGTTTCAGCACGACCCACAATAAGGTTACAGGTTTCGTACGGTACGAAAGTCAAGATGGCACAAGTAGTAGTATCTGTAACACAACATAGTGATATGTAGTACGACCCACAGTAAGGTTACAGGTTTCTGTTATGTTTCGTACGGTACGAAAGGTTGAGGGGTGTTGTGCGCCCCACGATGCGTGTACTGCCCACATCTTGTACGGCACGCAATGAGGTTACAGGTTTCAAAGGCACGGCTGAACCATGCCTAAAGATTTTGGACAAAAAAAAGCCCCAACCTTTCGGTCAGGGCTTTTGGGGCTGAGGTTTATTTCAGCTTGATGCCTTCGGCTTCAAGATAAGACTTGATGCCTTCGAGCAAGGTTTCGAAGTCAGCATTTTCATAACCCGACTGTAAGTCATTGATGAAGCCTTCGAAGTCAGCATCGCGGTAAACTGTTGCCAGCTTGTCCGCAAACTCTTTTTTACCTTTGGCGGCTTTGGCGGCGCCGCCTTTGGCTTTGGCACGTTGCAGATTCCAGTCGGTGACTGGCTTGCCAGTTGCAACCGCTTGCTTGAAAGTAGGCAAGTAGGTTTTCTGCGCTGTGCTCTGGGTTAAACCAGACGCCATGCAACCATCAACAAAGGCGGTGGCTAAACCGCATCCAGTACCATCTTTTTTGTAGATACCAACCTTTGCCTTAGCTTCGAAAAGCTTTGCAATGTTCACATTAGCCGATTCGCGCAAAGCATTTGCCTTGCCTTCGAGTTCGTTAATTGCACCAACAGCGACGCCAACTTGTTGCGCCAAGGATGTAAGGGAAAGTGTGCTCATGATGTTTCCTTTCGTAGAGCAATCGGGGAAACGACTGTTTCGCAACCGACAACTGAACTGTAACCGAATCAGTATAGTTTGCACGGGATAGCCCTACCCTGACATGATTTTCGTACAGTACGAAAGCTCGACCCCCCACCACCAAGATATAGGGAATGGTTCCATGGCGCGTATGTGTACTGAGTTTTGCACGTTACATCACCACTTTTTAAATCACCCAGTTGTTTTGGCCACCATATATTTGTCACGCTACGAATTTCGTTTGTAGATAACACACCACAACATCTTAAGGGGGGTACCCCCATACGAAAACGTCGGTACTTATTGACAAGTACCGACACAAAAACACCCCCCGGTAAGGGGACCCAAAAAGGTAGTCGTAAAAATTTTTTGCATTCTGTAAATTTTGGTGGTACAGTCCGCTTCATTCCCGTTAACTTCGGTGCAAAAATTTGGACGCGATTCTTGTTACACCAGAATTAAATGTACCCCCGCCATCTAAGATGACAAGCGAGGAGATTCACGACCTTCGTGAACGGGCGCAGCGTCTCTTTAATACAGTAGAGTTCTTGGAAGCCAACGGCTTGGATGTAGCTAACATTCAAGTTTCAAGTGAAGACCGAAAAGACGTGCATGCTGTATTTAATGACAGCCCCGCTGCCGATCCCAAAACCATTAATAGCCCTGCAAAAGCACTGCTGCTGCAGTCACTGCTTAATGAATACGACATAGACGTTGTAAGAAACGCACAGCAGTTGCGCTCATATATAAAGCTCAGACTTCTGGAGCTCAGTGCATCGAATCAAGAGAAGACCCAGCTCAAGGCGTTGGACATGCTGGGCAAGCTGTCGGACGTTGGGGCGTTTGTTGAACGGATTGAGGTCAATGTGACACACCGCACCACAGAAGATCTTGAGAATGATCTGGCCAAAAAGCTGTCTGCTTATATGAGTGACATCATTGATGTGGACAGTAAAGACATTCCAGATAAATATGACCCGCTTCCAACAGCGCCAGCGGTTGAGGTGATAGATCTGGACGCCGAGTTGGGCGATATTATTCTGGACGACGGGCACATTGATGAGTGAAGCCAAAAAGATCTTTGAAAACCCGCAGGTACTAGAGCGGATCAGGCAGATGTCGCCTGAACAACTGCAGGTGTTGGTCAAAAGGTTCCCGGTTGATGAGCAGGAAGAGGTCAGCAAGATCTTAGAAGAACTCAAAACCAGAAAAATCCGCGCTTTGGCGCAGGATGACTTCATGGAGTTTGTGGGAACGGTGTGGCCGACGTTCATTCATGGCAGGCACCACGAGAGAATGGCCCGGGCGTTCGAAGAAGTGGCCAACGGCACGGTAAAACGGTTGATTATTAACATGCCGCCGCGGCATACGAAGTCAGAATTTGCGTCGTACCTGCTGCCAGCTTGGTTTTTGGGCAAGTTTCCGCAGAAAAAAGTCATTCAAACGTCCCATACAGCTGAATTGGCGACTGGATTTGGTCGAAAAGTCCGAAATTTGGTGGATTCTGAGCCTTATAAGAAGGTTTTTCCCCTCATTGAGCTGCAAACTGACTCAAAAGCGGCTGGTAGATGGAACACAAACTTCGGTGGCGACTATTTTGCGATTGGTGTGGGCGGCGCGGTGACTGGTAAGGGCGCTGACGTACTAATAATAGATGACCCACACTCAGAACAGGAAGCTGCCATCGGTGCATACAACCCAGAGGTGTATGACAAGGTGTATGAGTGGTATACATCTGGTCCCCGTCAGCGTCTGCAGCCGGGCGGGGCGATTGTGATCGTGATGACACGCTGGTCACTGCGTGATTTGACTGCGCAAGTGTTGAAATCTGCCGCCCAAAGGGGTGGGGAAGAGTGGAAAGTCATCGAGTTTCCAGCGATTTTGCCCAATGACAAGCCACTTTGGCCTGAGTTTTGGTCTGAAAAAGAACTAAAAGCACTGCGTGAAGAGTTGCCCACAGGCAAGTGGATGGCTCAATATCAGCAGCAGCCGACGTCCGAGCAGGGCGCGTTGGTCAAAAGAGAGTGGTGGAAGTGGTGGGAAGGCGACAATCCGCCCCCATGCGACTTTATTATTCAGTCTTGGGACACGGCGCACGAGCTGAAAAAGATCAATGACTACTCTGCGGTGACCACGTGGGGGGTGTTCTACGACCAAGAGGATCGTAATCTGCCTAATTTGATCCTCTTAAATGCGGCCAAACGCCGGGTTGAGTTTCCGGAGTTGAAACAGTGGGCATATGAAGAATGGGACGAATGGGACCCAGATTCGTTCTTGGTTGAGAAGAAGGCCGCAGGTGCGCCGCTGATCCAAGAGTTTCGTGCGATGGGTATTCCAGTTCAGGAATACAGCCCGGGCAAGGGGCAGGATAAGATCAGCCGATTAAATTCTGTTGCAGATATATTTAGGTCAGGTAAAGTGTGGGCACCGCGCACACGATGGGCTGAAGAACTCGTGGACGAAGTTGCGTCTTTTCCGTCCGGAGAGCATGATGACTTGGTGGACTCGATGACACTGGCATTGATGCGGTTCAGACAAGGTGGGTATCTCAAACTTCCAAGCGATGAGGAAGACGAGATCAAATGGTTCAAAGGTTACCGCCGCGAGCGGTTTTACACAGTTTAAGGAAACGTCATGTTGGATAAAGCACTGTATCAGGCACCTGAAGGATATGGCTCAATGGGTGAAAGTCCTATTGAGATTGAAATTGAAAATCCTGATGAGGTGAATATTGGCATTGGTGGGATGGAGATTAATCTCAAACCAGAGCCTGAAACAGCAGAAGACTTTGATGCCAACTTGGCTGAGTATTTAGATCCATCATTCTTGCAATCCTTGGGTGAAGAACTGGTTGAAGATTTTGGCAAAGACATCAATGACCGCAAAGACTGGATGCAGACGTACGTTGATGGTCTGAAATTGTTGGGTCTGAAATACGAGGACAGGACAGAGCCATGGCAAGGCGCGTGTGGTGTATTCCATCCGATGCTCACTGAGTCTGTTGTGCGCTTTCAAAGTGAAGGCATTACTGAAACATTCCCAGCCGCAGGTCCCGTTAAGACTGTCATTATTGGCAAAGACACTCCTGAGAAGGAAGATGCAGCCACTCGCGTGCGCGACGATATGAACTATCAGCTCACAGAAGTGATGTATGAGTACCGCCCAGAACACGAGAAGATGTTGTGGAATCTGCCGATTGCAGGTTCGGCATTCAAGAAGGTGTACTTTGATCCTTCCAAGGGTCGTCAAATGGCGGTGTTTATTCCTGCTGAAGACATCGTTGTTCCTTACGGCGCATCTAATTTAGAGACTTCGCCTCGCGTAACGCACGTGATGCGTAAGACAGAAAACGAGATATTGCAGCTGCAAGATGCTGGCTTTTATATGGATGTGGAGTTGGGTGAACCCACATATGAGCTGGATGATATTGAGAAACAAAAAGCGGAAGAGACAGGCATGTCTGCGATTGAAGATGATCGCTTCCGTATCTTGGAGATGCACGTTGATCTTGATCTGCCCGGTTACGAGCACAAGAACAAAAAGAAGAAACCCACTGGCATTGCACTGCCATATGTTGTGACTGTTGAAAAGGGCACGCGTAAGGTTCTGGCTATTCGCCGCAACTGGTACGAGGGTGATGAGCTGCACATGAAGCGCCAGCACTTTGTACATTACCAATATATACCGGGGTTTGGCTTTTATGGTTACGGACTCATTCACCTCATCGGTGGTTACGCCAAATCAGCGACTATGCTTATTCGTCAGCTCGTTGACGCTGGCACTTTGTCTAATTTACCCGGTGGTCTTAAGGCTCGCGGTCTCCGAATCAAGGGAGACGACACACCGATTGCACCGGGTGAATGGCGAGACGTGGATGTGCCCTCCGGCAGTATTCGAGACAACATCTTGCCTTTGCCCTACAAAGAGCCATCGCAAGTTCTCTACACATTGTTTGATCGCATAGTTCAAGAAGGTCGCCAGTTTGCGTCTGCTGGTGATATGAAAGTAAGTGACATGAGTGCGCAAGCGCCAGTGGGCACTACCTTGGCGATTCTTGAGAGAACATTGAAAGTGATGGGTGCTGTGCAGGCTCGCATGCACTACACCATGAAGCAGGAGTTCAAACTGCTCAAAGTAATCATTGCTGATTTCACTCCAGAAGAATACGACTATGAGCCAGAAGAAGGCTCACGCAAAGCGAAGAAATCTGACTACGACAGCGTGGACGTGATTCCCGTGTCTGATCCGAATGCAGCCACTATGGCTCAAAAAATCGTGCAGTATCAAGCTGCACTGCAGTTGGCGCAGACCGCTCCCCAACTTTACAACCTCCCCTTGCTCCATCGTCAGATGATCGAGGTGCTCGGCATTAAAAACGCCAACAAACTAATCCCAGTCGAAGACGACATGGTGCCATGTGATCCGATCACAGAAAACCAAAACCTGCTGATTATGAAGCCCGTCAAAGCGTTCATGGAACAAAACCATGAAGCGCACATCCAAACTCATATGGCGGCGATACAAAATCCGAAGATCATGCAGTTGATGCAGATGAACCCACAGGCGCAGGCTATTCAAGCTGCGGCGATGGCTCACATCAACGAGCACATTGCGTTTGAGTATCGTCGTCAAATTGAAGAGGCGATGGGCCATATGCTCCCAACAGAAGAGCAGAACAAAGCAGTGCCACCAGAGTTGGCAGATCAAATTGCTGCAATGGCAGCGCAAGCGTCACAACAACTGTTGCAGCGCGACACGCAAGAAGCCAAACAACAGCAAGCCCAGCAGCAGATGCAGGACCCAGTCGTGCAGATGCAGATGCAGGAGCTCCAGCTCAAGGGCCAAGAGTTACAACTCAAGGCTCAAAAGCAACAGATTGAAGCGGCAGAGAAAGCCGACCGTATCCGTGTAGAAGAGGCGCGAATCGAAGCTCAGAAAGAAATTGCAGCAATGCAAGTTGCAGCTACAGCCGCTTCAAATAAAGACAAAGCCAGACGCCAACAGGAAACTGATGGCTTGCGTATTGGCGCGGACATCGCCAAACACAAAGCACAAATGGCTTCGCATGCGCAGCGGGCAGCGCAGTTTAAGCAGCCTAGCAAACCCCCTAAAAAGGAAACTGAGTGAACGACTACAAAACGTTGGCGTATATCGTCAAAGAAATTGTAAAGCAGCGTGAGACATACGAGATCGCGGTACAACGCGGTAGCGCTAAAGATTACGCTGAATACAAGAACCTCTGCGGACTAATCCAAGGTCTAACGACCGCAGAGCAAATCATTAACGACCTTGTGCAAAAAATGGAGAAATCTGATGACTGAATTTGACGTTGCAGCGGTAGATCTTTCGGGCATTCTGAATAAGAATTCCGAAGATAAAGCCAAGCAATTGCCTGATCCCAAAACCTTTCATCTTCTGTGCGTTGTCCCAGAAGCAATGGAAGAATACGCGGACAGCGAAATCGGTCTGGTGAAGTCCAGTCAAGCAATGCACTTCGAGGAAGTTTTGACTCCCGTGTTGTTCGTTGTGAAGCTCGGTCCTGACGCCTACGCTGATAAAACGCGTTTTCCTAGCGGGCCATCGTGCAAGCAAGGAGATTTTGTTGTTGTCCGTCCCAATTCAGGTACACGCCTGAAGATTCATGGCCGTGAATTCCGCATCATTAACGATGATTCGGTTGAAGCAGTTGTGGAAGACCCCCGTGGAATTACACGTGCATCATAAGGAATAAATATGCCATTACCAGAATTTAAAGGTGAGGACTTTGAGTTTCCAGATGAAAAGGAATCCAAAGCTAAATCCACCGAAAAAGATGACGATTTCAAAGTTGAAATTGAAGACGACACCCCTCCCGCAGACCGCGGTCGTAAAGCTGCACCACCACCTGATGATGTAAGCGACGACGAGTTGGCTTCATACGACGAGAAGGTTCAATCACGCCTGAAGAAATTTACACGTGGTTACCATGATGAGCGTCGAGCTAAAGAAGCAGCTGAACGCGAACGCCAAGCGGCAGAAGATTTTGCACGTCAAGTGTTTGAAGAAAACAAACGCTTGAAACAACAACTATCAACTGGAAGCAAAGCCTTCATTGAGACCTCCAAATCAGCCGCGCAGATTGAGTTGGAGTCCGCAGAGAAGAAATTCAAAGCAGCTTATGAAGCAGGTGACGCTGATGCGTTGACCTCTGCTCAAAAGGAAATTGCCCGCGCAACCATGAAATTGGACAAAGCTCAAGGCATGCGACCTGTTGAAGTGGACAAAGAAGACAAGTTCCAGCCTCCAGTTCGTGAAGAAGCCCAGCAGCCCAAAGTCAGTCCTCGGACTAAAAAATGGATTGATGCCAATAGTGATTGGTTTGGATCTGATGATGAAATGACAATGGCCGCTATGGGTATTGACAAGAAGTTACAACGCGAGTATGGTGCTGATTATGTTGGCACGGAAGAGTACTTCCGTACGGTTGATAAAACCATGCGCAAACGTTTTCCTGAGTTTTTTGAGACTCAGAGCCTTGAGGAAGAAGATGCCCCGCCTCCTAGAAAGAGGGCAGAACCGGCAGAAGAGGATGAACCTCCACGCCGTGCAACACGATCCGCTGCAGTGGTGGCCCCGGCTTCCCGCAGTACCCCGCCTAATCGCGTTAAGTTGAAGGCATCCCAAGTTGCGTTGGCTCGCAAGCTCGGGGTTTCTCCAGAAGAATACGCAAAACAGGTTGCTTTACTTAATAGAGGTGAATAATATGGTTCAAGCGCAAACGCAAAATCGACTCAGTCGTGAATTGGAAGATCGCAAATCGACGCAAATGCGTCAGGAAGCGTGGCGTCCGCCTGAAACGTTGCCCATGCCGAATGAGCGTCCCGGTTGGAAACATCGTTACATCCGTATTAGCATGATGGGTCAATCTGACCCTAGTAACATTTCTAGTAAGTTTCGTGAAGGATATGAACCCTGCAAAGCGGAAGAATATCCCGAACTCATGATGCACGCTACCACTGAAGGTCGCTTTAAAGGCGGCATTGAAGTGGGTGGTTTGTTGCTCTGTCGTATTCCAGAAGAGTTTTTGAGACAGCGTGAGGCATATTACGCCAATCAAAATAAAGCCCAGATGGATTCGGTAGACAACTCCTTCCTTCGAGAAAATGACCCACGGATGCAGAAGTTCGCTGAACGGAGCACCAAAGTCACTTTCGGTTCTGGTTCTTAAATTTTTCAAGGAGTCTTAGATGGCTTACCCTCTAATCGCAGCGCCTTACGGCCTGAAACCGATTAATTTGATCGGCGGGCAAGTTTTTGCGGGTTCTACTCGCAGCTTGCCAATTCAATACGGTTACAGCACAAACATCTTTTATGGTGATTTCGTTGTGTTGTCGCGTGGTTTCATCACCCGTGCAGCCGTTTCCACTGGCACCGCCTCTAACCAAGTTACAGGCATTTTCTTGGGCGTGAGTTTCACCAACCCAATCACCAAGCAAAAGCAGTTTTCGCAATTTTGGCCCTCCGGCACACTGGCTGGCGACGCTGAAGCTGTGGTTTGTGACGATCCCGACACTGTCTTCAAAGCTGTGGTGTGCTCTTCTACAACCGTAGTGGCTTCTGGCAGTTTGGCAATGATCGGCACGAACCTGTCGATGATCGACAACTCCGCTGTGGCTTCTAGCCTGAGCACCGGCAACTCCGCAAACGCTGTGTTGGCTCCTACATCCACTCCCGCCACTTCGATCCTGCCGGTTCGTTGCGTTGGTGTTGTGCCTGATACCGCCATCACTACGTCTGCACTGGGTAGCTCGTCTGGAACATCCATTACCTTGACCGGTACTGGTTTGCCCATTGCGATCCCTGTCGGTACTAGCGTTGGTTATGTTGCCACTAACGGTCAGTTGATCAATACTGGTTCGTTTGTTACTTCAGCCGCGGTTGCTGGTGCCACTACGGTGAACATCAACTTGCAACCAAACGTGTTGGGTGTTGGTACAAACATTCCGGCAGCTTCCACAATCACGTTCACTCAGTTCCCAGAAATTCTGGTAAAGATGAACCTGTTGGTGCACGGCTACTACAGCTCTACCACCGCTTAATAAGGAGTAACTTAAAATGGCTATTTCACGCGCACAACTACTTAAAGAACTCCTGCCCGGCTTGAATGCTTTGTTCGGTTTGGAATACTCTCGTTACGGAGAAGAGCACAAAGAGATCTACGAAACAGAGACCTCTGAGCGTTCATTCGAAGAAGAGACCAAACTGTCTGGCTTCTCTGCTGCTCCTGTTAAGGCTGAAGGCTCTGCCATCGCTTATGACAATGCACAAGAGGCATGGACAACGCGATACAACCACGAAACCATTGCTTTGGGTTTCTCAATCACTGAAGAAGCGATTGAAGATAACTTGTACGACAGCTTGTCTGCTCGTTACACCAAAGGTTTGGCTCGTGCAATGTCTTACACCAAGCAGGTTAAAGCCGCTTCTGTGTTGAACAACGGTTTCTCCGCTGCTTATCCCGGCGGTGACGGCGTGGCATTGTTCTCTACGCAGCACCCCTTGGTCAACGGCGACCGTAACGCCAATACTCCCTCTACTCAAGCTGATTTGAACGAGACTTCTTTGGAAGCCGCCGTTATTCAAATCGCTGCTTGGACGGATGAGCGTGGCCTGTTGATTGCCGCTAAACCCAAGAAGTTAATCATTCCACCAGCATTGCAATTTGTTGCAACCCGCTTGTTGGAAACTGAACTTCGCGTCGGTACAAACAACAACGACATTAATGCCATCAAGAACAACGGTTCAATCTCTGAAGGTTATACCGTTAACCACTTCTTGACCGACACTAATGCTTGGTTCTTGACAACTGACGTACCTAACGGTCTAAAGCACTTCATTCGTACCCCCTTGCAAAACAGCATGGATGGTGACTTTGATACCGGCAACGTCCGTTACAAAGCCCGCGAGCGTTACAGCTTTGGCTGGTCTGATCCTCTGGGCATTTTTGGCTCATCAGGTTCGTTCTAAACGACGAAAAGAAAAAAGGGGCTTCGGCCCCTTTTTTTGTTGACACGTGTTTTATTTCGTGTATATTGCAAACATCTGGGTGATTCGCCTTACCGCCACTGCCCCAGCAGACGATGCAACGATTGGTAGGGTACTTTTGCATAAGGAAACTTTATCATGGCACGTTCCACGTTTGACGGTCCCGTTCTAGTCGGTGACAATCGTTTTGGCCCCTTGCGTAACGTAGGTTATGCTGAACTTGTTCAGGGCGTATCAATGGTGTTGACAAACACCACCCCTAATACGGCTGGTTATGGTGGTGCTTCCACTCAGTTTGTTTCTAACGTAAACATTCCCAATACCAACGCAACAATCTACACTCCCGGTACTACCACATATGCTGTGGCAACAGTACCCACTGCAGACACCACTTCATTGATTAACCGTGGTTGCGTGTTTTATGTGCCTGTTGGCGCTGACTTGCATGATGTTTTGGTTGATATGCAAGTGTTGCCTACAACAGCCGCAGGCACTGTGTCTGGCGTGACTGTGTTTGTTTCTAACAAATACGAAACATCCGCAGGTAATTACTTCCAAACTGGTTCATTGACTTCAATTGGTCGTGGCGCTTTGGCAACATTTACTGCTGCTCAAATGTTGGCACAGCAATCTACATCTGCTGATATTATTCAACCAAATGGCCAAGCTAACATTTCGCAAGTTGTTGTTACTATTGCTATTGCAGGTTCTTCTATGACCACCTTGACTGCTGGCACTTTTAACATCACATTGCGTTACGGCACACCTGACGGCAACATCGGAACGACTACTGTCTACCCATACGGTAACCTCGATTAATTGAGCAACAGGGGCTTCGGCCCCTTTCTTTGGATTTAAGGAGCTAATATGTCTGGTGGATGGACTGTCGTTGATTCAATATCAAATAAATCGCTGCCCGTAGGCGGCACAAACAACTCTGGCGCTGCATCGCCTTACATCACTCCCGCGCCCGGTGTAAGCGATCCTGTTGGCAAGATGCGCATGTCGCAAGGCCAAGCGCTGATTGACACCGACTTTGAATACGGCCCACAGCCAACCAAGTGGGAAACGCTGGCCTTGCAAAACAACCGCAGCACGGCCTACTACATCCCGCAAGCAGCGTTGAATGTAAACTCCATTACCGGATTTGGCACATCTGGCTCACCGCTGTCAATTACTGGCACTTTTGTTGTCCCGGCCAACTCGTTAATTTACATCCAGAACTGTAACGATCAAGGTTCTAACGGCTGGGGTTTTACGGCCTCTGGCGGCACCAACTCAATGTCCGTCATCATGGGCCAGTCTGGCTCAACCAGTGGCCAAAAATTTAACACCGCTGGCACGTACGTGTACGTGGGGTATTTTTACACCGGCTCTGGCTTTGCTTTAAACAGCTCAACAGCTTTTACTACAAACGGGAGCGCTTCAGTTACGGTAAACACAGCATCTCCCCACGGGTTGTCAGTTGGCTCGTTACTTTATGTGGTTGGCACAACATCTACCGGCACATCTATTAACGGCCCACAAACAGTTTCAATTGTTGATAACACAAGTACATTTCGGTTTACCAACGTAAACGGCATTGTTGCTGCATCCGCAATTACCAACTCAATTGGCCAAACAAACCTGTACGCACGCTCAGCGGGCTATGTTGAAAGCCGCCCATACGATGGTGGCGTGGCGTTTTCTGCGGGTTCTATCGGTTCAAACCAGCAATTGATGCGACAGTCTCGTCGTTATTTCCGTTATCAGTCAGGTAAGGGTATTCAGTTCTCTACCGGATCGTCTTTGGCTCCAGCATTGTTTGTGACCTCAATTTCCAACAGTGGCGCAACAGTAACGGTTACAACCCGTTTTGCGCATAACCTTTCTACAAACGCAAGCGTAAAAGTCGAGAACTGTACCGTCGGATACTTTAACGGGGTTTTTCAAATTGCCTCCACGCCGTCAGCAACTACGTTTACATACACCATTCAAAACCCCGGTATCAGCCAAACTGCTGTTGGTTTCCCAGTGCGTGTAAGCCCATTCCGGTGGTTCGGCGCGTCAAACCGTATTGGCATGTTTGACCAGCAAAACGGCATGTACTTTGAGTTTGATGGAACTGTTTTGTCTGCCGTATTGCGAAGCAGCACAACTCAAATTAACGGTTCTGTGACAGTTACTAACGGGTCTAGCCTTGTTGTAGGGTCTGGCACTCAATTTTCCTCTCAACTGCAAGGGGGAGATTGGATTGTTATTCGCGGTCAGTCGTATCGCATATTGGGGATCAGTAGCGATACGCAGTTGTTTATTAGCCCAGAGTACCGTGGAACCACAATCTCTTCCCCATCATACGCACTCGTTTCGCGCACTGTAGATTTACGCATTCCGCAGTCTGTGTGGAATTTGGACAGGCTTGATGGCACAGGTCCATCCGGGTACACCATTGACGTCACCCGTATGCAAATGTGGTTTATTGACTACTCGTGGTACGGCGCTGGTGTGATCCGCTGGGGTGTTCGTGCCACTGGCGGACAGATTGTTTACTGCCACCAGTTGGTAAACAACAACCGTCAATTTGAAGCGTTTATGCGTTCTGGTAACTTGCCATCGCACTATGAGTCAAACGGCGTACTTGGCTATGCAAGTACCACCGACGTCAACGGGTTTTATATCGGCAACTTTGGAACCGCACTAACATCCGCCATTACCCGTGAGGCCACTGTAATTCCTGTCTCAAGCGCAAACACTTTCTTTTCTGCTCAAGGCGGAATTGGTCAGCTTGGCACGGGCGCTGGCATTGAGTATTTTAGCTATAGCGGGGTCACCGCTAGTACTGTAACGGGCGTGGTTCGTGGTATTTTGGGCACCACCGCTGATGCGTATGCAGCAGGGGCCGCATGTTTTAACAGCAGCATAGCGATTGGAAGTACGTATGGGTTTAACCCAACCGGAGGATCCATCAACATAATTGGGCCGGGGACTGGTAACTCCGTGATTTCAAACGTCGCATATGTTGGCGTATCTGGAAACTTTTTGTACGGCATTACGTCTGGGAATTTTGTTGGACCTGGCGCAACGTCCCCATTTTTGGTTGAATACTCTACCCCCGATTCAACAGCTCCTTTGGCGCACTGGGGTTCGTCGGTCATCATGGATGGAGAATTCAACGACGACAAATCGCTGGTGTTCAACTACGGCACAACAACTCCGGTGTCGATTGCCGCTGGCGTTACCGCTCCACTTTTGGCAATCCGGGTTGCTCCATCTGCGGACAACAACACCATAGGTTTGCTTGGCGTAAAAGAAACCATTAACCGTATGCAGTTGCAGTTAACTGACATGGCGGTGGTGGCTTCTGGCGCTGTGTTAGTGAACTTGATCTTGAATGGTGTGACAACCGGTTTTACGGGCACATTTGGTCCGGTTGCCATTGGTAACAACGTTACATCATCTTTAGCGCAGGTGGCGGTTAACACAAGCGGCACTGCTACCATTAGTGGCGGCGAATCTGTAACGGCTTTGTACGCTACTGGTGTGAACACAATTGATTTGGCTCAAGTTCGAGATTTGGGTAACTCAATTGGCGGCGGCGGTGTTAATAACACAGTTCCAACTACTCAAGCTGGTGTCTATCCGGACGGTCCAGACATCTTGTACATTACAGCTACCAATACAACTGGTGGCGCTGTAACGGTGTTAGCTCGTATTAACTGGAAAGAAGCGCAGGCTTAAGATGGCTAAGAGTCCAGCATGGCAGAGGAAAGAAGGGAAGAACCCCAAAGGCGGCTTGAACGCCAAGGGGCGAGCCTCCGCGAAAAAGCAAGGCATGAACTTGAAACCGCCCCAGCCAGAAGGCGGCTCCCGGCGCGACTCTTTTTGTGCGAGGATGGAAGGGATGAAGAAGAAACTCACGTCCCCAAAGACCGCCAAAGACCCAGACTCACGCATAAACAAATCACTTAGAGCATGGAAGTGCTAACATGAGCGAAATTGAATTAAACGAAAGAGAAAAAGCCATCGCTAAAGAAGCGGCCAGAATCGCTATTGAAGAGATGTCAAATGAGTTCTACAAAAAAGTTGGTAAGACTGTTGTAGAGAAACTACTGATTTGGACTGGCATTTTAGTCGTGGGTTTTGTGTTTGGTAAGGGCTGGATCATTAAGGTTTAATATGCCAAGTACAAGCAAAAAACAACACAATTTCATGGAAGCGGTGGCCCACAACCCAGCGTTTGCCAAGAAAGCAGGCGTCCCACAGTCCGTGGGCAAAGACTTTTCAGCGGCTGATAAAGGTCGTAAATTTGCAAAAGGTGGTGATACTATGGCTTCTAAGATGAACCCCGGTTTTATGGCAATGATGGCCAAGAAAAAAGGCGCAACCAAAATGGCCGATGGCGGTATGAAACACGAAGACGTTAAAAAAGACAAAGGCATGATGCAAAAAGCCGTGAACAAACACGAAGGCCGTTTGCACAAAGGTCAGCCTATGACCAAGCTAGCTAAAGGTGGCGGCATCGAGACCAAAGGTAAAACCAAAGGCACCATGGTCAAAATGAACATGGGCGGTAAAGCCTGCTAAAGGAACAATCATGGCACGTAAAGGCAGGGGTAGTGATTTAGCAGGACTCGCAGCGCTTGGCGCTCTTGGTTACATGCTGTCTAAAGGTAGCAAAGCGGCTCCTACTGGCGGTAGTGGTGGAGAAAAAATGCCTACACCCGCAGTAGAAGCACCTTTAATTACTGATGATATGCGTAGACGCGCCAAAGAAGAAGGCGAAAAAATTTCTGAAGGTGAACGTATATCTAGTATGAGCGCTAGTAAACCCGCAGATAAACCCGCTACAGCAAAGCCAGCAGAAACAGCTAAGCCAGCATCTACAGCTAAACCTTCAGCTGAAACAGGCTACTTAAAGAATCCCGGTGCAGTAAGTCCTTCTGTAGGCAATCAACGTGGTCCTACCGCTGAAGAACTTGCAGCATATAACGCTAGCCGTAGAAAAAACCCCGGCACTGGTAACCAGCGCGGCCCTACTGCTGAAGAACTTGAAGCTTATGCCGCTAGTCGTAGGCGCCCAACAGCTGTAAATACTGGCTCAGTAAGAGACATTCCAACTGGCGGTCCCGCTGGTTGGCAAGGTGGCCAAGGCGAGAAGATTGATAGCACAGAACTAGGCCGTCAATTTGGCAACACATTAGCAGCTGCTGGTCCCGGTAAGTTATCTGGTGTTAGCAAAATTGGCTACGAAATGCGTAATGCCGATGCAATTCGTAAAGCGGCTTTGGCTGGTGAAGTCCCCTCACGTGGACGCGAGGCCGTTACCAATCCAATGATGTGGATGGGCGGTCCTAAAAATGTAGGAAAATTTGCCGAAGACGTACCTTCTGCTGGACGCGAGGCCGTAACTAATCCTATGGCTTGGATGGCTGGCCCCAAAGGAATGGCTCAAATGAATGAAGCCGCCCCTAGCATGACTACTAGGGCCAAAGAAGCTGCTGAAGCCGCCGCCGCTCGATTTAGAAAGAAACCTCTGTCTGAGGCCGATACAACTGGTGGCGCAGGTAGATACGGCTACAAAAAAGGTGGCGCTGTTAAAAAGAAAATGGCGTCGGGTGGTATGACTGGTAGCGCTTCCAAACGCGCTGATGGCATTGCCTCCAAAGGAAAAACTCGCGGTAAGATTTGTTAAGGAAATAATATGCCAATGACACCCGAAGCAGCTAAAAAATACAAGCCCCGTCGTACGCCTGAGTCTTTAGACGAGGTCATCTATCCTGAAACTCGTGCAAAAATGCAAGAGGCCAAGGCAGATGTTGCCGACGTTAAAGCTTCAGCCGAAGCCGGTGCGCAGTACGACAAAATTGTAGGTAAAGCCGGGGGCGGTTCTGTAGGTTCTGCCTCCACCCGTGCTGACGGCTGCTGCACCAAGGGCAAGACCCGCGGTAAGATGGTGTAACCATGATGGCCAGCCGTGGAATGGGGGCAGTTGCCCCCTCTAAAATGCCAAAGGGTAAGAAGACTGCCCGTCGGGATGACACGGACTTCACACAATACGCCGCTGGTGGTAAAGTAAATGCGGCTGGCAATTACACAAAACCCAGTCTTCGTAAGAGGATTGTGTCCCAAGTAAAAGCAGCGGCTACGCAAGGTACAGGTGCAGGGCAATGGTCAGCACGTAAGGCTCAACTTGTTGCTAAGAAGTACAAGGAAGCTGGGGGTTCTTATCGTGACTAAGATTTGCTTGAAATGTAATTCTGAGAAACCGTTAGAAGACTTTTACAAGTTTTTTGACAAGTGGTCAGACAAGCACTATTCAAGCGCCCGTTGCAAACCTTGCCATCAAGAATACAAACGTGAAAGCCCAACTACCCCACGCAATCGCAAGGCGGAAAAATTACAGTTGCGGTACGGGTTAACTTACGAGCAGTGGGAACAAATGCGATTAAATGAAGGGCATGCTTGTATGATATGCGGCATAACCGAAGATGAGATTGACAAAAAACTTGATGTGGATCATTGCCATACAAGTGGGAAAGTTCGTGGTATTTTGTGTAATCCATGCAACAATATGATTGGGCATGCTAAAGACAACATTGAAGCATTGCGTGCGGCTGCGGATTATCTTGAACAAAATGCAAATGGGTACAAAGGTTTTGAAGCATGAAAGCGCCGCAACAATCCCTTAAAGATTGGGGCGACCAGAAATGGAGAACCAAAAGTGGCAAACGCTCTTCTGACACGGGTGAAAGATACCTTCCTAGTGCTGCGATTAAAAGTCTCAGCCCTGCTGAGTACGCTGCGACAACGCGTGCAAAACGTGCTGGCAAAAAAGCCGGACAACAATTCGTAAACCAACCAAAAACCATCGCTAAAAAAACAGCGCAGTTTAGGTAACACTGTGTAAGGAACTAAGATGAACCTCAATATTATTTTAATGTGCGCTCAAATGGCGGCACGCCAACAAGCTGCTGCGTTGGGCTGTGTAGACGCTGACGTCCAAGCCCTGATTGATGAAGTGGAGTCTTTGTTGGCCCCAGATCCAGTGGTTGAAGAAGCCCCAGTGGTTGAAGAAGCCCCAGTGGTTGAAGAAGCCCCAGTGGTTGAAGAAGCCCCCACCCCTACAGACGAGTAATTTATGGCCACCTCCGGAATCGCATCGTTCAACATGGACCTCACGGAAATTGTGGAGGAAGCATTTGAGCGTGCTGGTTCGGAGTTGCGTACTGGTTATGACTTAAAGACAGCAAGGCGGTCTTTAAACCTGATGTTTGCTGAATGGGCAAACAAAGGGTTGAACATGTTTACGTATGAACAGGGCAGCATTACGCTAGTGCCCGGTACGGCTACATACAATTTACCAGCAGATACAGTAGATTTGCTAGAGCATGTTATTCGCACAGGCGCTGGTAATACCGCTACGCAAGCAGATTTGACTATTACACGTATTAGTGTTTCTACTTACGCCACAATCCCAAACAAGCTGCAACAGGCTCGACCTATTCAAGTTTGGATACAACGTCTAGTGGATAACCCTAGTATTACTGTTTGGCCTGTTCCTGATGACTCACAAACGTATACGTTTGTGTACTGGCGTTTACGCCGTATCCAAGATGCTGGAACAGGTGTCAACACAATGGATTTACCATTCCGTTTCCTTCCTTGTATGGTTGCGGGCCTTGCATATCATTTGGCATTAAAAGTACCAACAGGCGCAGAACGTTTGCCTATTTTGAAACAGCAGTACGATGAAGCATGGGATTTAGCTTCTAGCGAAGATCGTGAAAAAGCGGCAGTTCGCTTCGTACCTCGTCAGCAGTATATTGGGGGCACCTGATGGGTAATCGGTTTGCTTCTGGCAAAATTGCAATTGCAGAGTGCGACCGCTGCGGGGAACGCTTTAAACTAAAACTGCTAAAACGTGAGATTATCAAAACCAAGAACTACGACCTCTTGGTATGCCCTGAGTGTTGGGACCCAGATCAACCTCAGTTGCAATTAGGTATGTACCCAGTGGATGATCCGCAGGGTCTAAGGAACCCACGTCCTGACAGAAGTTATGTGACGTCTGGTTTGAATGCAAACGGAAACCCTTCTGGAGGTTCACGGGACATTCAATGGGGTTGGGGGCCGGTTGGCGGCGCTAGCAGTTTTGATACAGTTTTAACACCAAACTACTTGGTTTCTCGCGCAAGTGTTGGTACAGTCACAATATCTTAAGGAGTTATTTCATGGCATACACAAAAGCAGCAGACGGCGTCGCCAGAAAAGGTAAAACTAACGCCCAAATTATGGCCAATGATGGGCCCACCGCGGCTAATCCTCGCGGTGGTAAAAGCAAAAAGGGCGGCCCAACTGGCCAACAAATGCGTGCCGTAGGCCGTAACATGGCTCGTGCTAATAACCAAAAGTGAGGTTATTCATGGCCAAATACAGCCGAAAATTAATGGGTAAAGAAGTTGGCAGTGCCGACGTTTATGCGGAGCCTCATACTATGACTGGTAAAAAAGTAGCAATTCAATCTAATCCCGGCAAGCCTTCTGATATTTCAGAAACTAGCTCAATGCGCATGAGTGTTGGTAATTACAACAACCCTAAAAACGCTCCAACCACTAAGACCAGCGGTATCAAGATTCGTGGCACAGGCGCGGCTACCAAAGGCACGATGGCTCGTGGCCCAATGGCTTGAGGATTAACTCATGGCGATGACTTATGCACAGCTTGTAACGCAAGTATCTGATTATTGTGAGAACACGTTTCCCACAGTTAATATAGACACGTTCATTCGACAGGCTGAACAGCGCATCTATAACACGGTGCAGCTGGCTAATCTTCGCAAAAATGTTACTGGCACTATCACCGCGACAAACAAATATTTATCAGCTCCAGATGATTTTTTATCGGTTTACTCAATTGCGGCTTATCCAGTTGCGGGCGGTGATTACATATATTTGTTGAATAAAGATGTAAACTTTATTCGTGAAGCGTATCCAAACCCATCATCTACAGGAACACCAAAATACTACGCAATCTTTGGTCCAACCACTACCGCGCTTGGCGCTGTTACCAATGAGTTGTCTTTTATTGTTGGTCCAACACCTTCAATTGCATATTCTGTAGAGCTGCACTATTACTATTATCCTGAGTCTATTGTGACTGCTGGCCAAACATGGTTAGGTGATAATTTTGACTCTGCATTGTTATACGGTTCTTTGTGTGAAGCAGCAGTGTTTATGAAAAGCGGGCCTGACGACGCAATGTACACAACATACCAAGCGCGTTATAACGAGGCTATGGGCATGCTTAAAAACTTGGGTGATGGCAAACAGCGCGGTGATGCGTACCGAAATGGCCAAACTAGGGTTCCCGCACAATGAGCATCGTTCAGACACAAACGACCAGCTTCAAAGCGGAGCTGTATCAGGGCGTTCACGATCTGACAACAGATGTAATAAAGATCGCTCTGTACACGGCAAATGCAGATTTAAACGCGAGTACCACCGTGTATTCAACTTCAAACGAGATAGCCGCTACGGGCACGTATGTAGCTGGCGGAGCACAACTTACGCCGATTACGGTATCGTCATCAACATCTGATGCAACAGCGTATGTGGGCTTCCCAAACATATCTTGGACTGGTAATATCACAGCACGATGTGCTTTAATTTACAATGCGAGTAAGGGCAATAAAGCCGTTGCCGTGTTGGACTTTGGATCAGACAAAACGTCTTCTAATTTCACAATCACAATGCCAGCGAATACGTCAACAACCGCGTTGCTTCGCTCTTCATACTAAGGGGTAATTATGACTAAAGAACTCTCAAGCTTCGGCGACCATGCAGAAGTGACCATGCAATCAAACGTTGCTGGCACTGAGACTGTTGGCATTGAAGGCGTCTACCACGTAGTTTGCCGCGATGCCGACGGTAACATTAAATGGGAAGATCAGTTCCCAAATCTGGTTAATGCTGTTGGTAAACAGTTGATGCTGGACACATTGCTTTCAGGCACAACATACACCACGGTTGGGCCGTTCCTTGGTTTGATTTCTGGCACCGGCCTGACGTTTGCCGCAGCCGATACGCTATCTTCAAAATCATGGACTGAGTTCATCAATTACACCGTTGGTGGTTCGGCTGTGCGTGGCACTGCAGTCTTTAGCGCCGCGTCTTCTTCAGGTACTACACCGTCCAACGTGACAACCAAAACAGCTTCCGCGATTACGTACACCATTACAGGCGCAGGCGGTACAGTGGGTGGTTGTTTCTTAGTGACTGGTGCTGGCGCGGTCAACACACAGAGCAGCACTGCTGGTACTCTGTATAGCGCAGGTGCATTTGCCACAGCCAAAGTGACCACTGCTGGTGACACTGTTTCTGTTACCTACGCCACTACTGCGACAAGCTAATAGGGGGTTCAAATGCCTCTGGTCCTTGCAAACCGCGTCCAAGAAACGGGCACGGCAAATACCACTGTAAGTTTTACGCTTACGGGTGCGGTGCCGGGCTTCCAGTCGTTTGCCACGATTGGGAACACCAACACCACGTACTACTCAGCTACGGACGGTTCAAGCAACTGGGAAGTCGGCCTTGGTACGTATTCGACCACAGGACCAACATTAACCCGCACCACCATTTACGCTTCGAGCAACGCTGGTAGCGCGGTGACGTTTTCTGGGGTAGTCAGCGTATTTGTGACGTATCCTTCTGGACGCTCGGTTAATCTTGATGCAAGCGGAAACGTCTCTGCACTAGGCACTGTAGCGTCAGGTACATGGCAAGGATCGACCGTTGGTGTAGCGTATGGTGGCACAGGCGTAACTACTTCGACCGGCGCAAACTCCGTTGTGCTTCGGGATGCCAACGGAAACATCACGGTTAACCGTATAAGCCAAGAATTGCAGACCATCACTGCATCTGGTGGCACGACTGTGTTGACCGCAGCTTCGGACTTCAACCAGCAGCTGGTGGGCACTGGAGGTCACACGTTTAGGTTGCCAGACGCAACAACATTAACTGACACCACTGCGTTTCAGTTTAACAACAACGCCACTGGAACTCTGACTATTGAGAACAACGCTAGTGCGGTTATTAGTACGGTTGCTCCGGGCGGCGCTGCTGGCGTTGCCTTGATGAACAACACCACCGTGGCTGGTACATGGGACGTCCATGGCTACATCCCTGAAAATGTTACTTGGGGAACCAACGCGCTGGCGCTGGGAACTACAGTCATCTCTGGCGGTACTTGGCAGGGGGGCACTATTCAATCGGGGTACGGCGGGACCGGCCTGACTACATTTGCGGGCGCAAACAACGCCCTATATTCGACCAGTGCATCAGCGTTGGCCGCTGGTACCTTACCCGTAGCCGCAGGGGGGACCGGGACCGCAACACCATCGTTGGTGGCTGGTACAAACATTACGATTTCGGGGTCGTTCCCAAACCAGACCATTAACGCTTCTAGCGGGGGACTGACCGGCTTTACTGGTGCTTTGGGGACCGCAGCTCCCAACGCGACGGTTAACGTCAGTTCGCTTACATCTTCTGCGGTATCAACTAATGCTGACGTAGCGTTTGTAGCCAAAGGTACAGGGGCTACATTGGCTCAAGTGCCTGATAACGCTACAAATGGCGGAAGTAAACGTGGGTCTTATGCAACTGATTGGCAAAAATTTAGAAGCACCAATACACAAATTGCGTCTGCTTATGGGTCAACAATATCAGGTGGTCTTCAAAGCACCGCTTCTGGTAGCCGTTCAGCAATTGGAGGAGGGGAACTTCACACCGCATCTGGCGACTATTCTTCAGTGCTTGGTGGATTAATTAATACAGCATCCAGCCCATACTCATTTGTAGGTGGTGGGGGCTCAAACGCCGCTCAAACAGCAGCAACGGGGTACAACGTTGTAGTCGGTGGCGCAAACAATATTGCCTCTGGTAATTACTCATTTGTTGGGGGTGGCGGTGATGCCGCAACTGCTACGAACCGGAACACGGCTTCTGGAAATTGGTCTTGTGTTACTAGTGGCCAAACTAACACAGCAAGCGGGTCTAGTGCTTCCGTTGTTGGTGGCTCAAGCAGCACAGCAAGCGGGTCTAGTGCTTCCGTTGTTGGTGGGTCAATAAACATTGCAAATTCCGATTTTGGTGTAGTTATTGGCGGTTCCCGAGGCGATACAAGAGGAATCTCTGGAAACTTTGTTACACCGGCAAGTAACAATCCAGTTTCCAACGCAAGTGGCGTACAGCAATTAGCAACACTATTACTTGGCCGTCAAACCACAGACGCAACTGCAACAAGGCTTACAAGCAACACATCTGCCGGAGCAACCACCAACCAAGTCATCCTTCCAAACAACAGCGCCTATTACTTTCGCGGATCGGTCACGTCTGGTGTAACTGGTGGGGGCAACTCGGCTATGTGGACCTTTGAAGGCGGCATCAAGCGCGGTGCTAACGCCGCATCCACAACCCTTATCCAGTCGGTCATTAATCCAGTGGCTGCGGATTCTGGCGCATCTACGTGGATCGTTGCGCTGTCTGCTGATACAACAAACGGCGGTCTGGCTGTTACAGTAACCGGCCAAGCCTCAACCACAATCAGGTGGGTGTGCAAAATCGAAACAACTGAAATGACCTTCTAAGGGAAACATCATGGCCCTAAAAATTTCCATCCCCACAAGCAATGTCGGCGTTCCATTTGCGGAAGCCTACGCCCGTATCACCAATATCTTTGGCAACAAAGATCAGGTGCAGTACCAAGTGTCTGTGTCTGCCAATGCTGATGCTCGTGAAGCAAACGCCCAAGAGGTCGCACAGCACGCCTTCTATTGCGCCACCCCACAAGGCAACCTGATGGAAGGCTTGTACGCCGACCTGAAACTGCAAGCTGGCTTTGAGGCCGCAGAGGACTGCTGATGGCCCAGATACCATTACTCAATGCGCAAACCGGCACCACCTACACGCTGGTGCTGGCCGATGCTGGAAAGTTTGTGACGTTGAACAATGCTGCCGCTATTGCATTGACGGTCCCGCTTGAGTCGTCGGTGAACTACGCCATTGGCACATCCATTGATCTTGTGCAACTTGGGGCCGGTCAGGTAACAGTCGCGGGCGCAGGTGGTGTTACAGTTAACGCAACGCCGGGACTTAAGCTTAGAGCGCAATACAGTGCAGCGACGTTGGTTAAAACCGCTTCAAACACTTGGGTGTTAGTGGGAGATATAGCCGCATGAGTTTTCTTGGCATTACAGCATCGAATCAACAACGCAAGCCACTGGTGATTACGCAGGGCTTGACTGTTTATTTGGATGCGGCCAATAGGGCTTCGTATCCCGGCACTGGGTCAACGTGGTTTGATTTGAGTGGTAATGGCAACAATGGCACTTTGGTGAATTCGCCAAGCTGGACAACAATTACCAGCGTTCAAACTTTTGCGTTTAACGGTACAAACAACCGTGTTTCGTTTAGTTACCAAACCCCCGTCCAATCAAACTCAACTGGGTTTACTTGGGGCGCGTGGATTCGGGCCAACCGAAACTTTGACGGCGACGTTGTAATGGGCTTTCGCGGGACGACTCCATTGGAGTTCTACAAAATGACCACCCAAAAGTTTGAAATGTACCCAGCAGAAGTTTTTGCTACGGTTACGCTAACAACGTGGATATACATCTGTGCAGTGTGGAACGGCAGCGGAACAAGCGGCGGAACAAATATGACTTGGTATCACAATGGCTCTAGTGTTGGATTGCGCGACGCAGACAACCCGGCATTTAGTGCTTCTGCAATGCCGTTTAACATTGGTGGAGATGCCGCTGCAAACGAATTTTTTCAAGGTTACATAGCGGCAGCACACGTTTACAATCGCGCTCTTTCTGCGGCGGAGGTTAGCGCAAACTTTGATTCGATGAAAAAATACTACGGGTATTAACCCAAAAAGACCATCATGTTCGGCACCTCAAGTTTTGCCCAAACACCGTTTGCATCTCTTGCTGGAACTGCAAATGCGCTGTTTATTGTCGAGGGCATTCAGCTTGGTGATGCCAGCACTCAGCTGTCGGCGTTTTTGCAAACCCAAACAGAACCCGTTGTTATGGGGGATATTAATTCCACAGCGGGACTTTTCTTTGGTAGTGTGACTGAATCACTAACGTCTGGGGATTCTAGTACGCAATTGTCCGCCTTTTTGCAGTCCATCAGCGAGAATTCTCGCCCAGCGGACGCCGTTATAATTGCGGCCCAATTTGCCCAGTCGGTCGCAGAAAACTCGGTGTTGGCTGACACCCCCGTACCTTTTGCTGCGTTCCTTCAATCACTCACTGAAGGCGCGACACTGGCGGACAACAATACGCAGCAGTCAGTGTTTACCCAATCAATTACAGAAAATTTCCAACTAGCAGACTCTGTGGCAATCACGGCCCAGTTTGCTCAAGCCTTATCAGAAAACATCACGATGGCCGATTTACCGGTGATCGCCGCCCAGTTTGCTCAAATCGTTACAGAAAACGCGTCGCTTGCGGACATTCGAATAATTGGTTTGGCGTTTGTTGATGCAATTACAGAAAGCTTGTCCGCCGCTGATGCTGCAACGGTTGTAAGTTTGTTTTTTGAATCTGTCTTTGAAAACTTTAGCAGCGCTGATGCGGCTTCAATTGTTAGTGGGTTCCAACTGGCCATTACTGAAAACACAACTTTGGCAGACAGCACTGCGGTGGCTGGGTGGATCAAAATTATCGACTCTCAGACTGCAAACTGGGTCAATATCAACGACACGCAAAGCACCGTTTGGCAAAATGTCAATGACAGCCAGACACCAAACTGGCAAAATATCAACAATTCGCAGTAAGGACACAACATGTCAAGCAGCTTTTCCAATCTTAAATTTGAGCTAATCGGCACGGGCGAGCAGTCCGGCACATGGGGCGCTACAACCAACACCAACATTGGAACAGCCATTGAGCAGGCGATTGTTGGCATGGGCACCCTGACGTCTTCTGACTTTACAGCCAACGTCGCTACCCTGACGTTGTCCAACACTAACGCAGCCCAAAACGCCCGTGCGTTGTGTTTAAACATTGCCGCAGGTGCAGTCTCTGCTGCCGGAACAATTAACGTCCCAGCGATCCAAAAACCGTATCTGATTATTAACGGTAGTAGTTATACGGTTACCGTCAAAGTCTCTGGCTTGACTGGTGTTGCAGTCCCTGCGGGTGAGCGCACTGTGGTGTATAACAACGGTACAGATGTAGGGGAACAAGTTACGTACCTGACAAATTTAGATCTGGGCACGGCGCTTCCAGTTGCCTCTGGTGGTACAGGCGCAACAACATTAGCAGCGGCAAGCATTGTTACGTATACCGGCGTAGAAACACTCTCAAATAAAAATATTCAAAGTCGTGTGGTAGTTGTGGCGGATGCTACATCTATTACGGTAAACGCAGACACTACCGATATTGCAACACAAGCAAACACTCAAAGTGCTGGCACTTTAACAATAAATGCGCCTACTGGTACACCGTTTAATGGCCAAAAATGGATGTTGCGTTTAACTAGCACCAATGTTCAAACTTTTTCATGGAATGCAATTTTTGCCGGTTCCAATGATCTTGCATTGCCTGCAGTCTCCACTGGGTCTAGTAAAGCTGATTATTTAGGTTTTATATATAACAGCACTGCAAGTAAATGGCAATTGCTGGCTAAAAACTTTGGGTTCTAAATAATGGCAATAAAAACTGTATTTATTACCACCCCCGGCGCTGGCACATTTACAGTGCCGCTTGATTTTGGATCTCTTGTTTCTGTTGAAGCCATTGGGGGTGGAAGTCACTATGACGCATATAAAGGCGGTAGCGGCGGCGCGTATGCTAAAAGTGTATCTGCGTTTGGTTTGACCGCTGGGCTAACTGTATATAAAAATGTTGGCGCGGCTGGTACAGGGGGTTCGCTTAATGGTGGCGATTCATGGATCAACACTACCACAAATGCGCCTCCCAGTTCTTCTTCACAAGGTGTTTTGGCAAAGGGTGGAGTGCCCGGACCCGGTGGTGGTGGCCCCACTGCAACTTCTGTTGGCGATACCAAATATGCTGGCGGAAGCGGTGGTGGTGCTATAGAACTTTTAAATGGTGCCGGTGGTGGCGGCGCAGCTGGGCCTTTAGGTTCAGGAAAAAACGGTGGAAATGGATATACGTTTAGCACTACCAAATTTTCTGGCGGCGGTGGTGGTGGTGGTGGCGGATCATCAACAGCAGGGCAATCCGCGGCATTTGCTTATTCTGGAGCTGGAGGTGCGGGGCCTAGTGGGACGGGTGGCGGAGCTGCGTCAGATGGTACTAGTACACAAGCAGGGAACGGCACAGATGGGGGTGGTGGCGGTGGTGGTATTTACGGTGGATCTATTCCAACCATTTGCAATGCTGGTGGGGCTGGGGGCAACGGCACTGGGTGGGTGCAAACGTCAGATGGTGCTGTGGCAGGTGCTGGGGGCGGGGCAGGCGCTGGTTTGACTGCTTCTATTAGCGGACTATATGGAGCGGGGGCGGCTTTAGCTACTGGTGGCACTGCCGCCCAAGGGATTATTGTTTTAATTTACGACACCACTCCAAAAAATACTGGCGCATTTTTTGAATTTTTTTAAACGAAAAGTCATGCAGTAGGTTTAAACATGATTGATCCGATCACGGCCCTAGCCGGTATTCAGTCCGCAGTAAAACTGATTAAGCAGGCTTCCAAGACCGTGGACGATGTGGCCTCGCTTGGGCCGATGCTGGGTAAGTATTTTGATGCCAAATCAACTGCGGCTAAGGCTGTTGTAGAGTCTAAGAAAAAGGGTGGTTCCTCGATGGGGACTGCGCTTCAGATTGAGATGGCGCTTGACCAAGCCAAGACGTTTGAGGCTGACCTGCAAATGCTGTTCATGCAGGCGGGCAAGATTGATGTGTGGAACAAGATTAAAGCCAGAGCGCAGGCCATGGATGTGGAGGACGCCCACAATGCCAGACGCGAGAAGGAAGAAGCAAAGAAGCGTAAACAGCAAGAGCAGGAGCAACTTGAAATTAGCTTGATGCTGGGTGGTCTTGCGATCCTGTTGTTTATGTTGTACGTTGGAATCTATGAGGTCATGGATCACTGCGCTAAAGTTAGGTGCGGGCGGTGAATGAGTACCAGAAAGCCGCTGACATGACCTTCAAGATTGTTGGTGCTTGGTGGGGGGCAAATCTGTTTCTGGATTTAATCAAGATACTGCCCAACTTTATTTCGGACAAGATTGTGAATAAAGTGCTTGGAATGGTTGGACTATGAGTGAAGAAAAGCCAGCAGACGTATTGAGTAAGGTGCTGTCCTACGTAGACAGCCCGTTTAAACTGTTTGCGCTGATACTCATGGCGGTGTTTGCTTTCTCTGGGTACTTTGTCTGGCAGAACCAAGCCTTTTTGTTTGAGGCGTACAAAGAGAATAAGAAGCTCCCAACGATTGCAGAGGACAGGGCGGAAGACGTTGCAGCGCATTTGTTCAAGAACACCAATGCGGCGGTGGTTGCAATATTCAAAGTCAACCCTCTGTTTGGGACAAGGGTGCTATATCGGGCGTATACCCGCGAGGGCAGGGACAGAACCCATGAGGGTTTAGACGTAGGCTTGTTTACACAGAGTTCAGCCAACAACCGCGATGTGGTTGCGTTGATGGCCAATGAGATACCTTGCAGTGAATACAATGTGCCTCAAAGTGAGATTGGTCTTTGGTATATTGACAAGGGCGTAAGATTTGGATGCCGTGTAAGTGTCCCGCCAGAGCAGGGCAGGTTTGTTGGACAGATTACTGTCGGGTGGGAAAAAGAACCCAAAGATGTACACAAAGAAATGAGTATGTTATTGATTGCAAGTACTATGCTCAGTAAAAGTAAACAGTAAAGGATCATTATGCTGACACTACTCTCCACGCTAATTTCGTTTTTAATGGGCGGTTTGCCCAAGATTCTGGAATTCTTCCAAGACCGAGCGGATAAAAAGCACGAGTTAAATCTTGCCCAAATGCAGATCACCCGTGAGCTGGAACTGCGTAAAGCGGGCTTTGAGGCGCAGGAACGCATTGAACACATCAAGTCAGAACAGCTTGCCACAGAAAGCGCGGCCAATACCCAGCAGGTTCTGATTGGTGCGCAGCAGGCAGAAATGCAGGCTGTCTACGCCCACGACATGAGTTTAAACGAGGGCACTAGCGAGTGGATGAAGAACCTCCGCGCTTCTGTTCGCCCAGTTATCACCTACGGCTTCTTCTTCCTGCTGTTGTTTATTGACATCGGCCTGTTTGCTTACGGCTGGAGCCGTGGTGTGCCGTTCACCGAGTTGGCTGAGATGCTGTGGGACTCTGACACCCAAGCGTTGTTTGCCTCAATCATTGCGTTCCACTTTGGTGGCCGGGCGTTTGGTAAATGAAAATCTCAGACAAGTGTTTACACATGATCCGCCACCACGAGGGCGTGAGGGTAAACCCGTATAAATGTCCAGCAAAGCTTTGGACAATCGGGGTCGGCCATGTCATGTTCCCAGAGCAAGGCAAGCTGAAGATAGACCAGCGGGATGCGTTTACACCACCCGCAGAAGCCATGCGTAAATATTCAATGGAGGAAGTCGATGCAATACTTAGGGCAGACCTTGCTCGCTTTGAGAAAGGCGTGGCTACTTATTGTCCTGTGCCTCTTACTCAAGGACAGTTTGATGCGTTGGTATCATTTTCCTTCAATGTGGGGCTAGGCACATTGCAGCGTTCAACTCTGCGTCAGAAGGTGATGCGTGGTGATATGGAAGGTGCGGCAGAAGAACTCTTGAAGTATTGCATGGCGGGGGGTAAAATTCTCAAAGGGCTGCAAAAACGTCGCATCGACGAACGCGCCGTGTTTCTATCTTAGGACTGCCGATGCCGCTTAAAAAACTTCAGCTCAAGGCCGGTGTTAACCAAGAAAACACCAGATATACCAACGAAAATGGTTGGTGGGCTACCGACAAGGTGCGCTTTCGTCAAGGCACGCCTGAAAAAATTGGTGGGTGGACACGCATTTCAGCCAACCTTTTCCTTGGCGTTTGCCGTTCTTTGTGGAACTGGGTAACTCTTGGTGGGGCAAATTTACTAAGTTTAGGTACAAACTTAAAGTTTTATATTGAACTTAGAGAAAGTGGTACGTACTACGACATTACCCCTATTCGTGCCAGCTCAGTTATTAATACCAACCCATTTACTGCTAATGGTACAACCACAGTTACAGTAACTGATACTGCCCATGGCGGCATTACAAACGACTTTGTGACGTTCAGTGGTGCTACTGGCGCATACGCGACTACTTGGAATCAAGAGTATCAGATTTCAGTTTTGACTGTAGATACCTACACAATCACTGTAGCATCTGCAATTCCGGCTGGTTCATACGGCGGTGCGGCTGTTGTAGCGGCATATCAGATTAACGTTGGCCCCGTTACTGCTACTCCCACTAGCGGGTGGGGTTCTGGTGGATGGGGGTCTGGAGTATGGGGGTTTGGTGGCGCAACCGTAGTCCCAATTCGAATTTGGAGCCAATCTAATTTTGGTGAAAATTTAATCTTTGGCCCTCGTGGTGGTGGAATTTATTATTGGGATAACGTACTAGGATTATCATCTCGTGGGGTACTGGTATCAAGTTTGGGTGGAGCGGTATCGTTTACAAATGCAAGCCCAACTGTAGTCACTGCAACAACTACGTTTTCAGAAGGTACAACTCTTCAATTTGCAGCGACAGGGTCACTGCCTACCGGTATATCTGCAAGTACAACTTATTACGTGTTTAATGTAGATGGGCTTACATTTAATCTGACGGACAGTATTGGTAACCTAATTAATACAACATCTACAGGTTCTGGTGTTTATATTTCCAATATTGTTGATGTGCCTATAGTTCAAAACTATTTGGCAGTATCTGACGCATCCCGCTTTGTGTTTGCATTTGGTTGCAATGACTATGGTAGTGCCACACAAAATCAAATGCTTCTTCGTTGGTCAGATCAAGAAAATATATATCAGTGGACACCCGCGGCTACAAACCAAGCTGGTAGTTTATTGTTATCACACGGTTCAAAGATTGTGACTGTAATGCAGGCACGCCAAGAACTTTTAGTGTTTACAGATTCAACATTGTATTCGTTACAGTATCTTGGCCCACCCGTCATCTGGGGTTCTCAGTTGCTTGGTGACAATATATCTATTGTGGGTCCAAACTCAGTTGCTATTGCATCGGGGGTGATATATTGGATGGGTGTAGACAAGTTTTACAGATACGACGGTCGCATCCAGACAGTGCGTTGCGATCTTCTGCGATACGTCTATAGCGATATTAATCTTGACCAAGCTGACCAATTCTTTGCCAGTACCAATGAAGGCTTCAATGAAGTTTGGTTCTTCTATTGCTCGGCATCGTCCTCTACGATTGACCGCTATGTAGTCTATAACTACCTTGAAAACGGTGGTGAGGGTGTGTGGTATTACGGTAACATGGCGCGTACAGCATGGCTTGACTCTGGCCTACGTAACTATCCAATGGCCGCAACATACTCAAATAATGTGGTATATCATGAGTTGGGGTTGGATGACAACACAAATGCATCTCCCGTTGCAATTTATTCGTACGTTAGCTCATCAGAATTTGATATTGATGACGGCGACCGCTTTGGGTTTGTATGGCGTATTCTGCCCGACATTACTTTCAATGGGTCTACTACAGTAAATCCAACCGGTACGTTGACATTGATCCCCATGCAAAACTCAGGTTCTGGTTTTAACAACCCAACATCTGTTGCTGGTAGTAATAACGCATCTATTACACGTACCTCTACGGTGCCAATTGAGCAGTTTACTGGTCAGGTCTATATTAGGGTTCGTGGTCGTCAGATGATTATTCAGTTTGAAAACGAGCAACTAGGTTCTACATGGCAGTTGGGTAGCCCTCGCATTGACATTAAACAAGATGGCCGTCGAGGTAACTCATGACAATGATTGTTACTACCGAAAATGAACTTAACAGAATTGCGGCTCCAAGTTTACCACTTGCGCCACAGCAGTACGAGTCCCGTTATCAAGACCAATTTTCTAACATCTTGCGTTTGTACTTTAACCGCCTTGATGAATTTTTCACTCGGTTTAATACTGCATCAAATACGGCTGGCCTGCGCGTGCCTTACGGTGCTTTTTCAGACTTTACCACCCAAACAACAACAGCTAATACAGCTACGTTAATGGCGCTGTCTGTGACGGATTTTTCCAGTGATGTGTTTCTCGATACTGGGTCAAAAATAACGGTAGCTAACGCTGGTATCTATAACTTACAGTTCAGCGTGCAGGTGCAGAACTTAGATAACGCTCCTGAAGACATGTTTATTTGGCTGAGGCAAAACGGGACTGATATTGTTGGGTCAACTGGAAAAGTTGGCATGCCAGCTAGAAAGAGCGCGGGGGTTCCGTATCACGACATTAAGGGTTGGAATTACTTCTTGTCCATGAACGCTAATGACTACGTGCAGATTTACTGGTCTGTGCCCAATCCTTTGGTTACTATTGAGCAGTATCCAGCTTCTGGAACGCCAACTAAACCGTCTACAGCTTCTGTTGTGGCTACGCTGTCATTTGTGTCTGCGCTTCCACCATGATAAACTTGATTAACCCCCCTTTTAAGAGGCAACTATGAGCCTACAACACGCTGCAAATTACTTGGCTTCACGAGGTCGTGGCCCTGATGACACGCTTGTTCACATGACCCGTGGAGAAGTAAAAAGTCTTCAGGAAATTGCACGGGCGCATGGCGGCTCACTAAGTATTAACCCTGATACGGGTCTTGTAGAGGCTGGCTTTCTAAAGAACCTCCTGCCTATGATTGCGGGCGCTGGTATTACTGCCCTTACTGGCGGTGCGGCGGCTCCTTGGATGATTGGTTTAGGAGTTGGCGGTGTTCAAGCAGCTCGTACTGGCAGTTTGGAGAAGGGTCTCATGGCGGGTCTGGGTGCTTATGGTGGCTCAGGTCTGATGACTGGTTTGTCCGCTTCCGCTGGAGCGGCAGAGGCCGCTAATCCTGCTTCAAGTTTTGCTGGTAAAGCCGTCCCCCCAATTGAACAAATTAACCCTTCTAATGCGTTATCAATAGGGGATAAACTTAAATATGGTATTCAAGGTCTAGGTACTGAAGCCGGACGTGGCGCGGCATTAAGTTCTTTGGGTGGTGGGTTTGGCGCGGCAAAAACTGCCGGTATGGCACTAGCACCTGCTTTGATGGATTCTGGTGATCAAGGTCCTCCACCTTCTGACAATGAACGCTACAACTACAGTTTTGATCCCGGTCGTGTGACTGATCCTAATGCAGGCTACACAGGTGCGGCTACTGGCGAACGTACGTATTTCCGTCCGTCTTATACAAGGTTGCCAAACACCAAGGGTTTTAATGAAGGGGGCATAGCGCACTTTGATGAGGGTGGTGACACCTCGGATGTGCCCCCTTACAAACCAAACACAGCATTGTTGCAAGGTGCCGCAGCAATGAACAACGTAAGACCTTTTACTGGTAACGTGCCTTTTGCACAACCTGCATCTTCTCCTGCTCAAGTTGGTAGCATTCAACCCACTACAAGCAACCCGTTCTACACAATGACTGGGGAGTCTGGTGATGCTTACAGATATTTGATGGGTTTAGGTCCAACTTCAGCGGCAACAAACCCAGTAATCGCTACAAAACCAAACATTACAACCCAACCTACTGGCGGTGGTGACGGCGGTGGTGGAGGCGGTGCTAGTCCTATTATGGGTGGCGCAAGTGTGGGTAATGCCCCTCCAGCTGAAGTCGACCCATACGACCAAGAAAATCAAGACGCTATTAACAAAATTGAAGAAGAAGTTGCAAACGAGCAGTACGATCAAGATCGTCAGGATGCAATTGATAGGTACGAGCAATCACTCTATGACCAAGAAAGCCAAGATGCTATAAATAAGATTGAGCAAGAAGTAGCAGGCGAAAATGCTTACAACGAAAGTTTAAATGATGATGAGCTGGGTTATTTACGTGATAATAACCCTTACACTTCTCCTCAAAATGAGACAACTCCTGTTAATCCAACGCCAGAAGAGTTGTTGAACAGAGATGAGTTTGGTGATTTGCAAGCTGCGATTGATACAAACACTAATATTGACGCAAGCGCGGCAGCACTTGAACGGGAAGCTTTGGCAAGAGAAAACCCATGGGGCAATTTAGATGCGGCTATCGCTGCAAATAATTACGAAGATAGTCGCCGTGCCTCGGACATTGATGCGGCAACAATTGCGGTTGACAACTACGACACATACTCAGGGTTCAAGCCAGAGCCAGCTAATCCCAACATCCCTGTTGAAGATCGTGCACCTGAGCCAGTACAACCTACACCTGTGCAGCAAGAACCTGCGCCATATCAAGGCGATCCGTACACTGAGCCGTACGTACCATATCAAGGCGATCCATACACTGAGCCGTACGTACCATATCAGGGCGATCCGTACACTGAGCCATATGTGCCAGAGCCTATACAACCTGAACCCGTGCCAGTACAACCTACACCTGTGCAGCAAGAACCTGTGCGGGAAGAACCTGTGCGGGAAGAACCTGTGCGGGAAGAACCTGTGCGGGAAGAACCTGTGCGGGAAGAACCTGTGCGGGAAGAACCTGTGCGGGAAGAACCTACACCCTACGATCAAAATTACGTAGAGCCTGTACAACAACAGGAAACACCCGTACAACCTGAGCCAGTACAACAGGAAGCACCTGTACAAGAAGTTGCGCAAAACTATACTCCTGCTGAACAAGAAGCTGTAACTTCCGATGTTCAAGAGGTAATTGACGCTCTCCAAGGGGACTCTGACGCTGGTGGTGATTTTGGTGACCTCGGCTTTGAGCAGTCCGACGACTTTGGCAAGTACGGTTTAGGCGTTAGTGACTTTGGTGGTAGTAATTTTGATGAAGATTCTTACGACTTCCAAGGTATGGCTAACGGTGGCTTAATGGCTGCTCATCGCTATGCCATGGGTGGTAGCACTCTAGGCGGCTATTCTGATGGCGGTCGTTTACTGCGTGGACCCGGTGATGGCGTATCTGATTCCATTCCAGCAACCATTGGCGCTAAACGTCAACCTGCACGTCTTGCCGATGGCGAGTTCGTAGTGCCTGCACGTATTGTGTCTGAATTGGGTAACGGATCTACCGAAGCCGGTGCACGTAAGTTGTACGCCATGATGGAGCGTATCCAAGCTACCCGTGGGCGGACAGTTGGTAAAAATCGTGTAGCCACAAACTCACGTGCCGATAGGTATCTACCAGCATGATCCTTCAGCGTGTAGACATCTCGCATGTCCACCATGTGTGGCCTATGGTTGAGGGTTTTTTGTCTTCCGCCTTAGAGTATTCGCAGGGTGACTACACATTAGAGCAAGTTAAATCGTTAGTAGCGATGGGAAACTGGACACTAGTTGTTGCAGTAGATGATAATGGCGTACAGGGCGCGGCTACGGTTGATTTTTTTAACCGTCCAAACAACCGTGTAGCTTTCATCACAGCCATCGGTGGGCGTTTGGTTTCTAGTGAAGATTCAGTTGAGCAACTCAAGGAGTTGTTGGGTTCTTTTGGGGCTACGTGCATTGAAGGTGCCGCACGTGAGTCAATTGCACGGTTATGGTCACGGTACGGCTTTGAAGAGAAGTACCGAATTGTAGGAGTAAAAATATGAGCGGTGGCGGCGGCAGTGGGACATCCACACAAATTCAAGACGTACCAGAGTGGGCACGGGGCTACGCTAAGAAAGCGTTAGGAACCGCTGAACAATTAACAGACATTGACAAAAACCCGTATCAATCATACACGGGTGAACGTGTTGCGCAGTTTACACCTCTACAACAACAGTCTTATCAAGGCGCTGCAAACATGCAGGCTGGGCCGGGGGCGTTCCAATCCCAAGTTGGGCAGTACATGTCGCCCTACATGCAAAATGTAGTGGATGTACAAAAGCGAGAGGCCGCACGATCATCCCAAATGGGAGGTTTGAGCGATCAAGCCATGATGACAAAAGCCGGTGCTTTTGGTGGTGGCCGCGATGCCATCATGCGTGCGGAACGCGCACGTAACCTCGGCACACAGATGGGTGACATTCAGGCCCAAGGACTACAGTCTGCTTACACCAATGCTACTAACCAGTACAACACTGGTCAACAGCAGAACATGGCGATCAACCAGTTGCAAAACCAGTTTGGTGGTCAACAGCAACAACAAGTGCAAAACATTCTTGGTCAGCGATACCAAGATTTTCTTTCGCAAAAGCAGTATCCATATCAGCAGTTGGAGTTTATGTCCGGCCTGATGCGCGGCACTCCTATGGGTACTGTGTCTTCAATGTATCAAGCCCCCGGTAGCATGTTGGGTCAGGTTGCGGGTCTCGGCATGGGTGCATACGGCCTGTCTCAAATGGGTATGAAGTTTGCGGGTGGTGGTAGTGTTGACGCCCCCGAAAATGTTGCGTCTATCGTAGATGGACTATCTGATGCGCAGTTGGAGCAAGCAGAACAAGCCGCGAAAGCCCGTGGTGATATTGAACAATTAAAAGCCATTCAATCTGAAAAAGCCATGCGTGCGTCTGAGCGCGGTGGTATGGCGGGTGCGTTCAATAGTCTCCCATATACACGCCAAGAGCAGATGATGGCGGGTGGTGGCATGGCTGTCGCTTTTAAAAAAGGTGGTGATGAAGGCGAGGAAACGTACTTCCAAGACCCTATGGGCACCCCCTCCGCGGCGCAAGGGCGTAAATTAAGTGTGTCAGACTTTTTGCCTGACTTGCGTCAAAATGTTAATGAGGGTGAGTCATACTCGCCCGGCCTACGTGGGATGTTGTTTGGGTACAATGTAAAAAAGCCCGAACCCAAAAAAGAAGAATCTAAGGCAGACCCCTACAAGGATATACCGCCTACACGCAGGGCAGACTTCGAAGACAAAACCAAAACGCAAATTAGCCCCACTGTTAAGCGTGGACTGTCTGAGCTTGCAAATAAAACTGGGTACTCTGCGGATTCTTTAATGGATCAGTTTAAATCCATGAACAGCTTTCTTAAGGAGCAAAGCAAGGGAGACATAGACGCCCTAAAAGCCATGGTTGACCAAAGCGCAGGCGACTCTAAAGAAGTTAAAGAACAGATGCTTGGTAAAGCACTGGCTCAATATGGTTTTCAATGGGCGGCTAATGCGGCTAAACCCGGCGCTCGTTTAGTTGGTAGTGCGGCTGAAGCGTCACCTGTCATTGCTCAATCTGTAGCCGAAAGTCAAAAACTAGAGCGCGACATGAAGCAGAATCAGCTCAAGCTCAATATGACTTTGCAACAATTCCGTATTGCACAGAATAAGGGTGATGAGCGCACTGCGTTGATGTGGGCGCAACAAGCGCGTCAATTAGAACAGTCCCAACAAATGCTTGCCCTCAAACAGCAGGAACTTGGCATACAAGGGCAGGCGTTGGGGATGAAGCAAAATCAGTTCAATGCAATGTTGGGCGCTAAGATGGCGTCAGCCGCCGCACAGAACAAACAAGCTCAAGCACGTATGGCTAAAGTTGGTGCGGATGCCGCGTTCAAATACGATGAAACAAACCGCCGTGCTAAAGATAAACTGATCGAAATCCATGGTCCTGTTGCGGGTGAGGCTCTGTACAGACAGGGCCGTAAGAATTATATTAACGAGGCAATGCAATCCACTGCTGACTCTATGTCGGATACTCAAAGCAGTGGTGGTAGCGCCCGTAATGTATTTGATCTGTTGGAAGACTAAACATGATTATCAACCTGCCTAAACTTGGAGACGTAGAGTTTCCAGATAACGTCACGCCTGAACAGCTGAATGGATTATTGGGCAGGTTGGCTGATAAATACGACTTCACCCTGCCAAAACCAGAGGCAAGTTTAGGCACGATTGCAAAGCGCGGGTTCATGCGCTCACTGGGAGAAACAGGTATCGCTCTGGGCGATCTGGCTCCCGCAATGCTCAACCAGTTTATCGGTGGTGATAAAGCGTACACCGAGCGCCAGATGGGTGAAGCGCAGAAGACCCGTGAAGAACTCCAACAGAAATATCCCACACGTTTTCGTTCGTATAAAAATATTGACAGCCCATTCCAAGCCATTGAGTACGGCGCAGAGACGCTAGGTGAGTTACTGCCCAGTGCCGCTACTACCATAATCCCCGGCGCAGGTGCGGGAATAATCGGTGGCAGAATGGCGGCACGCAGTGCAATGGGAGCGGCCTTGGAAGCAGGCCCACTATCCCGTGCGGGAATGATGGCGGCAGAGACTGCCGCTAAACAAGCTGGTCAAGTTGCAGGTCGCCGTGCGATGTACGCTGGCAGTTATCTGGGTTCGTTTGCGCAAAACGCACCCGAAGTCTTTGAGAGTATTTACCAAGAAACTGGCAAGTTTGAGCCGGGAATTGCCGCCCTTGCAGGGGGTATCAGTTCTGTGTTGGACTCTATTGTTCCAACTAAAGTCATGGATCAGCTTGGCACATACGGCAAGCTAAAGCTCGTTGAAAAGTTGGCTAAAGAATCGGGTGCGGCCCCCAATGTGTGGAAACGTATTGGCGTTGATGCCGCTAAGACTGCGGCTACTGAAGGTTTGACTGAATCCGCGCAAGAGTCAATTAGTGCGTATGCAGAACAAGTTGCGGGCAGTGCCAAGGATGTACTAGACCCTGAGAATATCCAACGATACAAAGAAGCGTTTGTTAAAGGTGCTGTTGGCGGTGCAGGTTTTGCCGTGCCCCAAGCTGTATCTCAATACCGCACAATCAAACGTGACCAGTTCACAACCAAAGAAGCACAAGATGCGTTGGCTCAACAAGAACAGCTTGCGCAACAGCAAGCACAACAGCCAACAGCTATGCAACAGCAGGTTATGGGCGCTGTGCAGCCACAGCCCGGTGTTCCTCGCACGCAGGAAGAACTTGAGCAAGCCTTTAGATACACGCAAGAAGAATTAGGCATCCTACAAAAACGTATGGATGCGGCTCGCCCCGGCTCACAGGCGTATGCCGAACTCGATTCCGCTATCAAAGCCAAACAAACTGAAGCTGACAAGATCAGCCAAGAGAAGGCTAAAGCAAGTGCGTTTGGTGCCGCCACACCAAACGAGCAGGGTCTATACACCGCACAGCAACCAGTTGATGCTGTCACTATTAAATCATTAGGGGTTAACCCTACATCCAAAGCCGCCCAATCTTTGCTGGGGCTTAACTTAAACACGCCTGAAGGTGTTGCTACATTAGTACAGACACTTGAAGACCCCGGTTTTAGGGGTAATGTTAATGAAGCCGCTTACAACACCCTTATTTCTACACTTGACCCCACCGCAGTTGCGGAGGCTAGAAAAAGCTTCACAGGAGCGCCCAATGTTGCAAGACCTAACGCCCCAACAGGTGGAACGAGCACTAGAGTGGTTAGCCAGCCCAGTGGTGGACAGCCCGCCGCAGGAGCTACTACATCTCAACCAGATGGAGTGGTTTCTACTGGACAGAATGTTGACCAGTCTGCTGGAAGAGAAGGACAGTCAGCCGCTCCAGTAGAGGGTGAACTCGACCCACTATTTAAATATGCGGTGTCTTTGATCCAGACTGGTACTGAGCCTACACCCAACGCCCTTGCAAAAGAACTTGGCGTTGACCAAGAACGTGCTTTAGAGATTTTGGCGTACATGGAATCTGAGGGCATGTTTGATGAGATTGCCAAACAACAGGCAATCGAACAAGGTAACGCAGTTGACGCAGGTAAGCGTAAACCGCCAGCCAAGCAACCGCCCGTAGGTACAGTCAAAACAATTAACATACCGCAAGAAGTTGTAGAGACCGAAGATCAAAAGGCAGCCACATCTGACAAAGAAAAGGTCTACCGTCTTGCTGATATAAAGAAGCCTACCAAACAGGAAAAAGCCGCCCGTGCATATTTCGGGCGTATGGAGTTTGGTTTGGCGCTTCGCTCTATTGCCAACGACTTGGCGCTTCAGCCTAGCCCATACCGCAATTCAAAGATGAAGACCTTTGAAGCGCACCCTGAAGGTCCTGAAGCATATTTTGCATCTGAAGACGAAGCTCAAATGCACCTTGGGCAGGGCGGTGTACATGCGCGTGATGCGTCTGACTGGGTACGTAACAACCTGTCGGCAAAGAACGTTGCCTACATGGACAAAGAAGCCAAAAACTGGGCTTCAAGAAACGTTACGGCTTCACGGTTCTTAAAGAAATTAGACAAACAACAAAAGCAAAAAGCTAACGTAAAGACGCAAGTTAAAGAAGAAGCACAAGCCGCTAAAGAAGCAGGTGAGTACGCTCCCACTTTGGAAGAATTGGCAGAATCCAAATCCACGGATACTTTGGCTAAGAAACGCAAGAGAGAATTGGAAAGCCTTGCGCGGGAGTTGGAGAACGATGTCTATGGTGGGATGGACTTAGAAGCATCTCAAGATATTGCCGCTTTGTTTGTAGAAGCACACCCCGTCGTGCTTGACCTTCTGCGACGTGGGCATCTTAACCTTGCGCTGCGCTCGTTGTCTGAAACCGCTTCGTCTGAATTTGTTGGTAAGACAGCTGGAGCTTTGGCTAAGATTACAGGCAACACCAAACTTGTGTATGGTGCGGCTAAGTCTAAGTTTGATCCCACGACCAATACCGTCTACTTGCGTGAAGATGCAACCGACTACGAAATCCTGCACGAAATGTCTCATGCGGGTCTGTCGCATACCATCTCCAACCCATCGCATCCAGTTACAAAACAACTGAACCAAATTTTTACGCAAATCAAAAATGATATTGACGGCGCGTATGGTGCGAAGAACTTACAGGAATTTGTTGCAGAGGCTTGGAGTAACGAAGACTTCCGGGGCCACCTGAAAGAGAAGTACGCCCCCGGAAACAAAATGTCCGTATGGGACAAGATCATGAACGTCCTACGTCGCATGATTGGCTACCCTCCCAAGGCGCAAGAGTCTGTGCTTGATAACATAGACCGCATGCTAAACCAAATCGCAAGTCCTGCGCCTGATGTACGCAAGGGTGATTCACTGTATGCACAGGCTATTCATAGCCCCAACATGGCTCAAAAAGTTATGGGGAGAGTAGACGACATAATCCAGCAGCAGCAGGTTATGACACCTGAGCGTGCCGCTGAGTGGGTGGGTAAAGCCGAGAACATGGGCATCAGTTTCCGCGCCACCCTGCAGAGATTCTTAAACCTCTCAGCGTTGGGACAAGTTGGTAGTAAGTACCTTGGGCGTGATGCAATTACGTTTTCTGATAAGGTTAACGAGATGGCAGGTTACTACGAGAACTTGATGAATAAACTCAAGCCTCTGGTTGACCGTGAAGAAGCCTTTGCAAAAACTGACCGCTATCAGTTTTGGTCAACTCTTGTAAACGACTCCACCGTTGAGGATGTGAACCCTGCCGCACCACGTAAAAACTACGAAGGTTCTCCAGAGAAGCTGGCCGCATGGGATCAGTTGTTCAAGCGCTACAACACGTTGACGGATACAGAGAAGAAGCTGTACAACGACCACTTTGGTGCGTTCAAAGAAATGTTCAAAGAACTGAAAGCTTCTATTAGAGGCAGTTTGAACCAGACTTTCCGCAATGAAGATGGCTCGCCCGACAATGATCGCATCTCGTCTGCCTATGAGAAGATCATGGACAAGATCACTAAGATGGGTATTGATCATTACTCGCCCCTGTACCGTCATGGTAGCTTTTGGTTAGTCTACACAGACAAAAATACCAATCAGTCCGTATCAAAACTGTTTGAAAGCCAAGCAGAGCGAAGACTCGAGCGTGAGAAGTTGGAAGCCGAGGGACATACTGGCTTTGATGAACCCGTGCGTATGGATCAGATGAAATCCAAATCTGTTCCACGTGGAACAGTTGCCGCAGATATTGTGAAGATTATGAAAGACGGTAACGCGGATGAAAAGGCTATTGATGCCTTTTACCAACTTATTGTCAGCGCACTGCCAGAGACCAGCGTGCTCAAGTCATTCCAAAAACGTAAGAACACCCCCGGTTATATTGATGATGCGGCATTGGCGTTTACCAACGTCACGAGCAACATGGCGCGTCAGTTGTCCCGCATGAAATACAACGAGGAACTCAAAGGCTTGGTTGATAAGATGCGTGCAACTGTGGCAGAGAGCCGTGGTAAAAACGCATTGCGCGGCTCAGACATTGTGAAAGAACTTGAAGCGCGTCATGAGTTTGCAATGAACCCCACCCTGTCCGACATATCGCGCTATGCGAGTGCAGGGGCGTTCTACTTTAACTTGGCGGGTAACGTCTCATCTGCCGTAGTTAACTTAGTACAAACCCCAATGGCGACTTACCCCCAACTTGGTGGTGTGTATGGCTACTTAGAGGCAGGTAGAGCATTGATTGCGGCTACTAAACTGTATGGATCATCAGGGTTAACCCGTGTAGTCACTGACATTAACGGTCAGCAGTCCACAGAAAAAGCCATGCTGTCTATTGAGAACCTTGTCAATGCAGGCAAAGCCCCGCAGTACAAAGCGCTTGTACAGCGTTTGAATGAACTGGGCTTCTTGCAAAACACAACAATGCGTGAGGCACTGGAAGCAAGTAACCGCGGAGAGATCAACAAGGGTAAATCCTCAGACTTGATGAACAAGGTTACTCAAACTTCTACGTTCTTGTTCCACCATGCCGAGCGTGCTAACCGTGAAGTTTCTGCGATTGCCACGTACGACTTGGAGATGCAGAAGCTGAAGAACAACAAGCAGATGAACGACGAGCAGAAGCAAGCGCAGGCAATTGAAAAAGCAGTGCGCATGTTGGAGTTCTCGCACGGTGCAAGCCACACAGAATCCGCCCCCAGTATTGGTCACAGCGACATTGGTAAGATTTTGACCGTGTTTAAGCGTTTCGGCTTCACCATGTACTACATGTTGTTTGACACCATACGCAGATCACTCCCAATAGCAGGTGCCACTGGTAAAGAACTTGAGGGTATTAAAGCCGCACGTCGCCAGTTGGTCGGTACATATGGCATGGCAGGAATCTTTGCAGGTGCAAAGGGTTTACCCTTGTACTGGGTTGCTGAGTTGGCGTACAACGCATTGAACGATGATGACGAAGATGACTTCGATGCTGTCATGCGTAAGTATCTTGGTGAGCTTGTGTACAAAGGTCCGGTCAACTACTTCACCAACTTGGGCATTGCTGATCGTGTGGGTTGGACTGATCTGATTTACCGTGAAAACAAAGGCGACAAAGCCGATGCGAGTGCTTTGAGCCAATTTGTAGAAAGCGTATTGGGTGCGCCATACTCTGTGGTTAACAGTTTGTATCGTGCAAAAGAGTTGGCGTCTGAAGGACATACAGAACGCGCTATCGAGGCGGCACTGCCTATTGGCCTGCGCAACATCCTCAAAGGTAGACGCTACTACTTTGAAGGTGCAAACACATTACGTGGTGACCCAGTGATGGGTGAAATCAACGGATACAACGCGGCTATGCAAGTGATGGGATTTGCTCCTGCTGACTTGATGGCGCAGTACGAAGAAAACGCATACGCCAAACAAAAGGGCGACACCATTAGCGGCATGGAGAAGAAGTACCTTAAACAGTATTACATCGCCGAGCGCATGGGGGACTATGAACGTGCTGATGAGTTGCGTCAGAAGTTGTATGACTTGGGCGACAAGTACCCTGAGTTAAAAATTACTGAATCCACGATTACTAAGTCTGTTAAGAATCGTGACCGCATCTCAGAAGACATGCGCCACGGTGTGCAGTTGAACAAGAAACTGCGTCCATTGCTTGAACGCGATATTGCAGAACTGCGTGATTAAATGAAAAAACCCCCCGGTTTTTAGCCGGGGGGAAAGATCAGGAGATCAGCAACTGGAAGGAGAGGAGATCAAGTTGCTAGGCGAACTCTATCACATGATCATCCAATGCGCCAGACTCTCACACCCTGTGTGCCGTTCTCCAAACAAAAGCGCGACTTGACAGTCATATTGCGCTCTCGTGCTTCCCGTTTTATATCCGCTACCAACTTATCAGGGTCAAGTGTTGGAATATAAAACGAACTACCAATTATAAACTTGTGCCATTCAATAATAACTGGCAAGCCACTATTCAATATCATCGCTAGGTGACGGTGGTGTATCTTCCGGATCAAGCACTGTTGCTTTTGCGCAATCAATTACCAATGCACTGACAGATGGTGTGGTCATATCAGAGCCACGGGACATGGCTTTCTTAACGACACCCAGTGATGCGCCCATCTTATTCAAGTCATCGACCAGTGACTTGTATGAAACTTGATTGTCGCTACACCAGTCACGCAGTATCTTGACTGTGATGAACAAATGTTTGGTGTCCGGCTCGTACCGAGTGATCAACTCTCCACGGGGTTCACGCACTGGCGCTTCGAACAGCCCCGACCGTTTATCAGCCGTGCTTTTTACAATCAACATATTGTTGTTGTGTTTGTTCAAAAATAATCCAAGGTGTGCCATCGGACCTGATGCCCCGGGGCGTACTTCAACTCTCATCCTACCAATTGTTTCCACAGCCCACTTATACACGGCTGCCACATCAATGTTGTGAAGTCCTAACTTCTTAGTGATCAAACCGGAAGTGATGGCACATGCCGCCTTCGCAGACCAAAAGCGCTCACGCTGAGTAAGCCCTGCCGCCTTATCAAACTTGCGTTGGATTTTCTCCAACATCTTCTTAACTTCAGGCAGATTGGTAATGACATAACGGATAAACACTTCACCCGCCACACCATAGTTGTCATACATGGCGTTGAAAGCCGCGTCTGACTCAGCCTTCGTCATGTTATCGGTCTTAGAGATTGTGAACTCCAAGATACGCATCAGCTCACCTTCAGGAAAGTCCTTCAGGTTAAACAGTTGATCGTACAAGCTCTTGTTGCCTGATGTAATCGCTATCAAAGCCCAGCGCAGTGTATTGCTACGCTCTGCGTTAACTTGTGACTGCATGCGGTTACGCCCACGACCATGTGTAATGCTGTACGCCATGTTGCTAACTTCTTCGTCAGCCATGTTGGTTAGTTCGTCAATCGTAGCGGGTAAGTTACCAAGGATAGAGACACGGTGCATACGGGCAAGGTACTTGTCCTCCTGATTCATCAAGGTCTCAATCGGGCGACCCCAAATACTATTGACCATGTGCTGAACCGTGGTCTTGCCCACACCCGAGCCGTTGTTGGTCAGGTGAATGATGCCGCCACTCAAGTTAGTGAACTTGAACAATGCAGAGCCAAACCCTGCGAACAGAATGAACGCACGGTCTTCATTACCCGCACGGGCGTAGTTGTTAGCCAACTTAGCCCACTCATGGATCGTACCCTTCTTAGAGTACATAGCCGCCAACTCAGCCGTAGCGGATGACGAGGGACTGTAATTGACCCCTGCCGCAGTAATCTCACGATTGCCTACGACGAACGTGGTGTCGTTGTCACACCAACCAAATTGTTGCCGCGCCTTCTCAGCCTCAGACAACTGTTGCAACTCATTAACCCATCGGGTGATATACGCCATAAGTCCATCCAATCTTTTGTTATACGCAGTGACGCCTTGGTACGCCAAGACTTCACGAAACTTGTCCTTCGACAGCACACTTGCCAGTGGGCATGAGAACTCGCGTATCCCATCCTTGGGCATGTGCAGTCGCATCCATAGAGATTCACCCGCATCGGGGTCAGTCAGTCGTTTGACGACATACAAGTCGTACTCATAGACGAGAGTGTCGCGCTCATCATCGTCTTCTTCGTCTTTCTTCTTGGCTTTCTCAGATGGGATACCACGCTTGTAGACACCCCCATTCTTGCCTCGGAAGTACGGGAACGGATACTCCGGAATCTCAACTGTAATTTCTTCTTCTAACGTAGCGCTGTGCATGACAACAATGTTGTCCTCTGCTTTTGCTTCCGCAATCTGTGCGCCAATTTGAATTGGTGAAGTGATCTTGCCCTTGTTCGGGCAATCTACACACCCGTCGGGATTTAGACCCGCAAACGTGGCGCATTTGTAAGGTTTTGTAAGTAGGGTGTTGGCTTTGTCTCTCGTCTCTTTTGGGTCATATTCAGGATGACCGTGCGAGATCTTGTGGATTGCCAACTCACCATCTTCACAATTAACTGCGATTGAAAGTCCTGCTCGCCATAACGGTTCTTCGGTGTTCTCTTGGTCGCGGTAGATTGAGATTAGTTGTGCGCACCCCTTGCCTTGTGCGCTTTTGCGCATGATCGTGCCAAATCTTGACACGCTGTTACCCATCAAAGCGCGGGTGGTTGCATCCATTGGCTGTTTACGCACGGGGGCGGCAAACGGCAGGTCATCAGCCTCATCATCTGTTGTAATGCCTACGATGGCTTGAAATCGCTTGAAGTCAACGGGTTGTGAAGTTACCAACACACCGACTTGCTTGGGTGGTGAGTCTTTAAAGTTTAATGTCTCCGGTATTCGGAGGATACGGGCCGCGTCTGCTGTAACTGCGGGATCTGCATACAAGTTGTAGGATGCACAGAACTTCTTAAACGCTTCAGCGGTTGGCTTCCAGTCGTTGTAGAAGATTGTTTCCGTAAGTGTCCAGTATGCGTGTACACCACGTCCTGAATTTACAAGTGTTGGTTTTGGAAGACCAGTGGTCTGTACAAACTCTTTGAGTGCATTTATTGCTTGTGCTTGTGTTTCATAAGGCTTGTTATCACCGCAATCAAGGTCGAGCCAAAATGCTCTGAACCATTTAGCGTTCTGTGCTGTCCGCCCTTCAGAGGCGTTCAAATACTTTGCACATCCGAAATACGCATCGTATCCCTGTGAAAGTAACCCTTCTACTACACCGTCAATTTCTTCTAATGTCTCTACAAAAGTCTGTCTAGGCGCACCCTTCTTCAATCCCACCACACAGTACATGCCATCAGAGGCAAGCACCGATGAGAGAAAGGGAATCCTTGAGGTCATTGTTCGCTCTTAAAAATACCGTTAACCTACTGGCGATAGGTTAACGATCAGATTGATGATTGGTTGCTTTTTGCTCTGAGTGTCTTGATGACGTTGGCAATCGTTTCTCGCATTTTGGGGTGGGGCATAGTCTTGCCCAAGAACCACATGTATGCCGCTTGCCTTGATACACCAATATATTCAGCCACATCCTGCACGGGAATGTCGCGTTCAATACATAAGCGCCCAAGTTGCACTCCAATATGTTTGGAGTCTGCTTTCCTGTTTGCCTGTACGAACTTACGTGAATAGCCTGTATTGTTCATAGTAGGGGTGGGGGTACTCACCGTTCGTCCGCAAGCAAAGTTGCACGACTTTCCCCCCGATTCATTACTCAGCCCAGTCGTCTAAGATCGCGTCAACATCTTTCGGTGCGGCTTTCTTAGGGCGCTTAACTGGCTCAACTTCAGGCGCTTCTTGAGCTTCAACCTTTGGTGCGGCTTTGGGGGCAGGGGCTTCAATGGCTTTCGCTTTCACACCATCGGCCTGCGCAACGGTAGAGGCGATAGCAGTCTTGGCATCTGCAGACTGACCCTTCTCTTGGCATGTTGCCATCTCATCTTCTTCCAATGGGCGTACCGCCTTGAAAGTCAGCTTGGGTGTAGCACTTGATGTATCAAAGCGCATCTCAGTCACAACTGCGGTGACGGGCAGACCATGACCACCCAAGAACTTAGCATAAGCCTGCAAAGGCATTTTGCCACTCTCGGCATTACCAAAGATTGACTGCGCGGGAAGCGTCAACTGATACACATCTCCTTGGAGGTCGTTCTCAAGGGTAACTGCCAGTCTTTGACTGTAACGGCAAGCACGTCCATTGCCCTGTCCTGAACCTGCGATGTTCTGTGGGCAGTTAGCGCACTTGGATGCTTGTGGCTCATCAACCTTAGTATCAGGGGTGATACCATCGTTTGACCAACATGTTGGGGCAACATTCTTGCCTTCTTCATAAGTACCTTCATAAAAGCTACGTGATACGTGCGGGTTAGCCGCAACGATCACAATGTTCATTGCACGATCTTCATTCTGTGCAATTTCTTTACCGTCAACGAGCATACGGAACACATTGCCGCGGATCGAGATTCGCTTGCCTGTGGAACTTCCAGTAGAACCCATTAGGGCTTTGGTGGTTGCATCCAGTTCAAGGTTGCGTAAGTGTGCGGGAAGATTATTACCGCCTTTTGAAAAGAGTGTCATTGCAGTCATTTAGTTTCTCCTGAGTTAAAGGGCGATCCATTCGCCATTGTGATCCACGTACTGTGTATCGAGATTACCGTCACACCATGTAATGATGTGTCCGATAGATGGGACTTGTTCTACAAAGAACTTGATAGTCCTTGCCATGTCAGTGCAATTGCCCGCAGGCATGTGAACGTGACCAACATTCTTTAATAGGTCATAGGTTACGTTTGTAACCTCACACCCAAAGTAGTGGTGATCAATTGCGCTACTCATTTAGTATCTCCTGATGTGTTTGTGATGGTTTCGAGGTCTGAGCGTTTTACACGCACCTTGTTGCCTACTTTGAAATGTGGAATCTTATTCGCACGGATTAGCGTATAGACCGTTTGTCGAGAGACGCGCAAATACTTTGCAACTTCTTCAACGGTCAGAGTTTCAACTTCCATTTGAAGTCCTCCTGATGGTTACGGAATATTTAGAATCGACATTCAGACCCATGGGCATCATGTCGGGGTTTTCGTCAAGCAACTGTCTCATCGTAGTCTGACTGATGCGCTTCTCTAAGAGTTCAGGCATCTTGTGTTCCATGATGAAGCCGTGCATGGCTTGCCAATCACTTGTCCAGTAGCGGGTTTTAACACCACGCATGACTGTGCCGTGTTGGGTTTTAAGGCTATCAGCGCCAACGGATTTACAAAGGTCAAGCAGTTTGCCTTCCAATGTTTCCATCTGTTCTTTGATAACCCCGTCCTGTTCTTCGTACTCACGTAGAAGTTCAGCACGTTTGTCGCGCATCTTGATGTATGCGGCGACAAGTCTATCAGCCGAAATTGATTCGGTCATATCTCTCTCCTTCTCTTTATGATTAAATGATACACCTAAAATTTACATTGTCAAGAATTTTTATCTCAGTAGTTCCCCGTATAACTGGATAATTTTGTGGTGTATATCAACCTTGCTGTTGAGCATGGTGTACATACGTCTCTCGACTCCACTACCTTGCAAATGCACCACGGTCGTAGGGTTCTTCTGCCCTGCTCTATGCACCCGTGCGTTACATTGCAAATACGTTTCCACGGACATGACTGGACTCCAATACACAATTGTGTTTGCGGCATGGAGCGTGACACCGTGTGATGCGGCTTGCGGTTGGATGACCAACACTTGCAAATCGTTTTTAGTTTGGAAGCGTTCAAAGATTTCTGAACGCTTTGCGGCAGGGACAGCACCGTTAATGATTGCGGTTGCGTACCCATGCTTCTTTAAATCTTCAGCAACAAGTTCAATAGCGTGTCGATAGGGGACAAACACCAGAACTTTGTGACTTGACTCCTCTACAACTTCTCGTAGGACAGCTAACCGATTGCTTGCATCAAAGTGAATCACCTCGCCTGTATCGGAATACACCGCGCCACCTGATAGTTGTAGTAGCTTATTCAGATTAGCCGCGGCATTAACTGTTGTGATCTCCTCACCAGCGGCTTGTACGATCAACTGTTTACGTAGCAACTCGTAGTACTTTGTTTGTTGTGCAGTAAGCGGGACGTCTCGCGTAACATAAGTCATCTCAGGCAGATCAAGGCATTGCTCTTTCGTAAATCGTATCGCGGGTTGCAAGGCTTTATGCACCACGTTATCCGCATCGGGTTTTGGCACCCACTTAAACTGCGTGACCTTGTTCATAACTTGATCTCTAAACCCACCAAAGAACCTTGGCACTCCATCGGGGTTTACAAGTTTGGCGATGCCGTATGCGTCTGTCGGTGATTGGGACGCAGGTGTGCCTGTGAGCATCCACAACCATGTGTCCGGTGTCATTAGTTTACTCAACACCTTCCAACGTCTTGTCTGTGGATTTTTATACGCGTTAGCCTCGTCAATCACGATAAGATCAAAACCACCCCGTGCAATGGCATCCGCTACGATTTCTACACCATCGTAATTGATCACTACAAATTCAGCGTCACCACCAATGATCTCCTTGCGCTTCTCAGGCTTGCCGTAAGCAACATCCACCTTACGGTGCATGGCAAACTTAAACAAATCATTGCGCCATGCCGAGTCCATGATGGACAAGGGGCAAATTACAAGCACACGCTTGATGCGTTTAAGCGTCATCAGATAGTCTGCCGCCCAAATGACTGACGCAGTTTTTCCTGTGCCTTGTTCATTGAAACAAAACGCACGTCTGTGTAGCGTTAAGAACGAGGAAGTTTCTCGTTGGTGGTCGAACGGTTTAAACAATCCTGGCCACTTGTACGTAGCGTTTATCGGTGAAGGTATTGGTATGCGTAAGTTCTTCAGAACAATCGCTTCCTCAAGTCCCCAATTCACCAAAACTTCTGCGTGGCTGTTGTACTCAGTTATTACTTTACTCTTTGGGATCACAGTTGTGATGCGATCCGGATTGCGTACCTTGAGCAATACTGCTCTGTTATCTATGATCTCCATGCCATCTCCAATAGCGTTGCACTTCAAACACGGTGTTTGAAGGAAAATCCCCGTCTTTCCGAGGTGTCCGTCAGTTCCCAACTGAAAGGAGCGCTGTGCTGACTGGTGTAGTTATTCCATGAAAAAGGAAAAAATTCCTCGGTCTCGCTATCACTTACACCTTACTTCGCTAGACCCAATTTTAGTAATTCACCAAGGGGCAACTTACATCATCGACTTGTCAGACTTACGCCTGAACGAGCGATTCTTTGAGGGGGCTTGCAACTTATAACCGTCTGCATTACTACCACCCTTTGATAAGGCTTTGACGTGGGCAACATCTTTACCCGTACGGTCAACGCCTTTCTTGTCTAATGCTCTCCTAGCACGTTGTCGCTCCATGCGAGCTTCATGCGCACCGGGTCGCTTCTTCTCTAATTCCCATTCGTGTTTAGCGTCACGATCCGCTTTATTTTTGTACGGCATTTATCCGTTCCTTCCATTGTGTGAACAATCTAGCACAGGACACCATCCCTTGCAAGTGAAATTTTGTTTAGGGTTAAACACTCCAGTTTCGTACGCAGTTTCACGCGAAACCAATGAACCGTCCAACTCCGAAAAGACATTGAGGCCCGTAGATGCGTGGTACTCAGACCGTACAAAATCTTTACATACAACAAACAACAGACCAGCCTTTACGCGTTCTATTTCAGGGAAATGCAGGAACACGCAGGCAGACATGAGTGCCAACTGTTTGGGGTCAGCGTACTTACTGCTCTTGCCCGTCTTGTAGTCAATAACACGGGCTTCTTTCTTTTCATGGTCGATGATGAGCAAGTCTGCAACACCCCGATACCAAACTTCTTTGTCAAAGAATCCGCAAGGGGCAAGGCGTCCATCGACCTTCTTGATGCCCATCTTGTGTTCGCACAGCTTCTCGCCTTTGATGTTTGCCAACTTGTCCAACATGGACTGCATGTAGCCGTACTTGGCAGGAATCGGTGTACCGTCTTTGATGTAGTCCTCAGCCGCTTGGTGGACTGCCGTACCGTACAGCATGGCTTCGCTCTCGGGTTCTTTAATGTCCTTGACCACTCGCAAGTGGTAATACTTCTTAGGACACTGATCGAACAGCGTGATACTTGAGTAACTCCATGCAGGCACTTTGACCATTAACAATCTCCGTATGAGGCTCCGAACCCTGATTCACAATTCAGCGGGATACCTTCTGCCCACTCCGGTACGAATCGCATACATTCTTCGACGTATGCAACAGCTTCAGCGGCTTGCTCGATTGGAGCTACACACGCCACAGCATCGTGTACAGTGAGTACAACACGGTATCTCTTCGCAATCTTCAGCATCTGCTCACCAATGATGCAACGTGCCAAGCCCTGACAAATGTTCTCTGTCAACTTACCACCGTACAACTTCACTGAGCCTCTGCGTGAATCGTAAATATACTGCTCTTTTCCGTCTTTGTCTTTAAATTTTTTCAGGTTTGGGTATCTTTGATACATACCGTTTGGCATCAGGATACCGTCCTTGTTGACGGTCACAGCGCCGTTGCCCCACTTGACAGTACGCCCCTTGGACAGCGCTTCGATTGCTCTGTTGCCGTTTTGCCACAAGGTTGGAATCCACGGGTACGTTTCACGGTATACATCTATGATGCGCTTGGCTTCTGCAAGTGGTGTCTCAACACCAAAGGTCTTGAGTTGGGTTTGAAACTTGTCCGCCCCCATGCCGTAGCCCGCGCCCAAGATCGTAGTCTTGCCAACAAAACGTTCGCCCTTCTCAATCTCATCGACCTCCTTGTTGTATATAGCAGATGCCATGATTTTGTATACGTCCTTGCCATCTCTAAACGCCTCCACCAAATCTGTTTGTCCTGCAAACCAAGCCAACACACGGGCTTCAATCTGCGCTGAGTCACAGTCAATGATCACATGCCCTTCGGGAGCAAGGATTGACCGCTTGATCTTGCCTGCGTTATCACCGCGTGAGGGCAGGTTCTGAAAGTTCAGTTTGTCTGCACCACCCCACCGTCCCGTGTGGGCGGCATAATAAGACAGGGGTACAGGTATCAGTCCTCTTGAGGCAATCCCAAGCAGGCGCTCGGTACGAGTCTCCTCAAGCGTAGTTTTGTTACCCAAACGTGCGGCAACAAGTAACTGTACGCGCTCGTCAGGATGTTCAGCCAAAGCCTTGAACCCCTCATCAGATTTAGCAAGTGCCAACGTCTCCTTGCCCGTAGTCAGACTAATCTTCATAGGCGGCTCAACGCCAAGGTCTACCAACAACTTGGCAAACTTCTGATTGGACATGAGGTTATCCAAATCTGTTGTCGTGCTGTCTATGAGGGCTTGCTTGCGCTTCTTCACATGCACAAGATGTTGCTCCAAGACGGGTACATCCAAGCGCATGACTGGCTCTGTAAACATACGGATGGTCAGGTCGATCAACTTCAGCTCAGTTTTCTGAAACATCGGGAGCAGAGTCAAGAACAGATCGTATGTCAGGTCAACATCATTGGCGCAGTACTTCGCATACAGTTTCATTTGATGGACGGGGAAGTCAGTACGCCTAATGCCTAGCGCATTGATGACCTCATCCCCCTTCTCACCCAAGTTGTAGTGCTTGACCAACTTAGCCAAACTGTTACCGACCTCAGTGCCGTGTATGGCTCGCGCCATGCTCAATGTATCTGCAATAGCCTTGGGCTTGATGCCAAGAATCCAATTCAGAATAGACATATCGAACATGGCATTGTGGGCAACAACCATGCTGTTGTCCCAGTCATACCGCAACAACTGTTGACGTAACAGTTCATGCTCGCCAGAAAAGAACCGTGTCTTTTCATCGTTGACCTTGACGCCTACGCCAATGATCTCAAACCTCGGATCACGCACGTACTCCTCTGTGGTGATCTTTGATAATGAGAAGTCCTTGTCGTAGTACGTCTCAAAGTCTATGGTGATAACATCCATCAGAAGTTCAACCCGTAGAACGCTTCAATGTGGGCTTCAAAGTCTTTCTTATTAAAGATGCCCATCTCGCCAGTATTACGGTATCCGATACCAAACTGGTTGTCCCCTGTGTCCCATACTACGTAGTCGCCAAACACAATGCCTTTACCCATTGGTATGGTATCTACCCCGTAGCTACCACGCATCTGCCCATCATAAAACACTTCGCCAAATATTTTTGGTGCGTCGGATGGTGTGTTATCTAATTTAGTATGTAGTAGTTCTTTGATCTTACTCATGATTGCTCCTCTCAATATCTTTGATTGCGTTAAACTGATTCACCAGCTCATCGTAGTCCGGTACTGTGCGTGCCAATATGTATTCGACACGCCTGATTGCTTCCTCATGTTCTCTAAACGGGTCAATGTATCTGCCTGAGTACGCGCCCCGTATCGTTGCTCCTGTCGCACCCTGTTGTCCTAGTGCCGTAGTAAGACTAGCGCCAAGATTGTTAGCCTGTTGTGCGCTGTACTGGTATGAGTCCAACACAGTACTACCCTCTTCCTTTATCGTAGGCATACCAAACATGTTTCGTGGGTCAAGCCAACTCATCACACACCTCCAAACATTTCTTTGAGTGCGATGTGTAACGCACGGGCTTGCTTGACTGTCAGGTTATCAAGCACCTCATCGACACTCCATTCGGTAGTTGTAGGCTTGGCTTCTGCAATCTTGGCGTTGACTGCCTCATAATCACCCAACAAGTCTGACAATGATTTCTTTTCGTACCGTACGAAAGATCCATCTTGAAACATCGTGGGTGTTTCTTGTGGGGCTGATTTATTTTGTTTAACTGCGCGTGCATGGGCGGCACGCTCTTTCGCTTGCTTGCGTTTACGCTTTGCCACACTCAACAACTTCTTACGATTATCTTCAGACACTGCGGTGTACGCATAGATTGAGCGACCATCTACCTTCTCAGGTGCATGTACCCGAGTGACAGAGAAGTTATCTACAAACTGTTTGAGCATTGATGATACGAAACTTGGTGGTATGTCAGGGTGCTCCACACTTAGTCGTTGCTTGATCTCAATACTCGTAACCCCGGGTTTGTCTTTGATGTAGCCAAGTATCACAGATGTTATAGAGCCTCGTTTTTTTGTTTCCATTTTGATCTCCTGTTGTGGTTGTTGATCTTCGGCATCCCATTGTTGGATAACCTTCTTCATTTCTTCAGCTATTGAACCCATCTCTCGTTCTCCTCTTTTGTGATGTAGTCTAAAATTTCCTGAACTTCTATCAGGTTCTCCTCATTGACGACAATAGCAAAGCCACCGGCATCTTTGATCTGCGCTATGTTCCTGTCTTGCAGTGCAGTGGTCTTGCCCTTGCCTGCCTTACATTCGATAGCAAAAAATCTTCCCATGTAGCAGGCAACAATGTCCGGTATGCCTGCTGATCCAAACCCCCCTGCGACTGGGTAGAAGCAGTATGCGTTATGTTTTTTAAGTAAAGCTACTACTGCGTTCTTGACTTTCTTTTCGGGAGTCATAGTATTTCCTTGGTAATGGTGCATGTTTATCTAACATTTGTCTTAACCATACGACCCCACCAAGTTGTTTAAGTATTACCTTGTGTGTGGATGTAAGACGAAAGTCAGCGCGTTCTAATGGTTCGGATGGTTTAGGTCTTGGCATTTTTCATGTTCCTTACAAACGCGGCAAAACTCCAAGAGGTATCGCCAAACGCTGTCATCTTCTCAAACTCTTTCGCCACCTCCTCTAAAACAGTATTACGTTGAGAGGGGGATACATACACATCGTAGTGGTATGGCTGACCCTTCTTCATCTCAGCTTCATGCGCAATGCGCTCGAACTCGTCGTCTTCATCGGTGTGAATCATTTCTTCTCCTTTGGTGGG